CCATCACGCCGCTGGAAGCACTCAATCGCTACGGGTGCTTCCGGCTGGCGGCGGTCATCTACAAGCTGCGAAAGGACGGCCATAAGATTGTCACCGAGGACGGGGTCACGCCGGATGGCAAGCACTTCGCGCGCTACAAGCTACTGAACCCGCAAGTTGAGCAGCCCGAGCTGCCATTTGAATACAAGGAGATGCCGTGAAGACAGAAGGATTCGTAACGACAGTCGGCTATGTGCGCAGGCACTTCCCTGACTTCGAGATAGTCAATGCGCACAAGGGAATGGCGGTGCAGTTAGAGCCGGAAGACCTGAAGCTCAGCAAGCGCAAAGACCCGATGCAGTGCGTGTTCGCCTGCGCTGTTAAGCGTCAAGAGGAAACGATAGGCCCAGTGATCGTTTGCCGCAGCACGGCGATGATCGTGTATCCGGAACGCAAGCTGGCGGTGCGATATCTGCTCCCCGAGCGGGAGCGCAAAATCGTCGTCCGGTTCGACCTGACCGGACAGGCTCCAATGGGAAGTTTCTACTTCGGTTCGGCGAGGAAGGCAGAGACGCCGCGGAAACGCAGCGCCGCCAGCCGGGGCAATGGCGCGAAGAAGGGCAGCAGGCAGACCCCTGCTCACACCATCGCTGGGGTGCGCAATTGGATCGCCCCGACCGACTCAGGCCGGTCGAAGTAGAATTCTGAGGAGGATACATGGGAAGAGCAGGAAGTACCACTCGCTGGAGGCTCAGCACGCTGGAGGTAGCACGGATGCTCGACTTGCATCCGTCGCGCATCACGGCGCTGGCGCGGGCCGGACGGCTGCGTGGGGAGAGGATCGGACGGGACTGGACGTTCACGCGGCAAGCTGTGAATGAGTTCCAGAAGTTGGAGCGCCCAGCGCACAGGCCGAGTAGAACAGCAGCCACCGCATAGCAAGGGAGGTACGAGTGCCAGTCAGAGGACTTGAAGACACGTTGCGCATTCCGCGCACGTTCAACATCCGGCTCGGGACGCGCGTCAAGAAACTGCAGGACGGCACCCGGAAGAGCCTGACGGTCAAGGAAGAGGGTGGCTACCCCACGGAGACAGAGTACTTCGTGTTGGACGTAGACGAGGTGCCCGAGGACATCCGCAAGCTGTACGGCAAGGAGCCGAAGTCCATCCGGCTGATGCTCCTCACGGAGTACGACGCGGTGGATGAGAACGGCCACGAGATGACGCTGAGCCTGAACAACCGGGCCTGGCGGCGCAGAGGACTGCGTTGCTTCGGACACGGGCGCGCGGCGGATGAGGCCGCAGACGCCTACACCAACGACGAGGAGTGGGCGCGCCGCATCGCGCAGCGAGCCAAGGGCATCCCTGAGCTGCTGGAAGGGCCGGAGCGCAAGGCCGCGCCCATGCCTGGCGAGAAGGTCTGGCGGGTTCCCTGTCTCGGCCAGGACTGCCCCAAGTACGACCGCAAGGTGGAGGGTGTCAAGAACGGCGAGAAGGCAATGGTGCAGGCCGAGGGCCACGACGAGGATGCAAGCTGCAAGGTCAACATCGTGCTGCGCGCGTTCCTACTGCACCCGGACTTCGGGAAGGTCGGCAAGCCCGGCGAACGCGAAGTACTGGCGTGTGTGCAGCTCGCGAGCGGTTCCTACAACGCCATCGTGCAGCTGCGCAGCGGCTTCCGCTTGATGAAGCCGTTCACGGCAGGGCGCACCGCGGGCATTCCGTTCACGCTGATCCGCAAGCCCACGACGACGTACACGCCGACACGACAAGTGCACTGGACGCTGGACATCCTGCCCACGCCGAGCGAGTGGCAGCGGTTCGCGACAGTGCCCATCCAGGAGATCTTCCTGACGGACGAGCTGCGGGAGTACCGCAGACTCATCAACCAGCAGCCGCTGGGGTTGGAGTTCGACGCCGTGAAGGACTTGTACCCGCAGAAGCGGCTGACGGCACCGGAGGCGCAGGCCGAGCCGAATGGGGACATTCAGCAACCGTTGCAGGGGTCGGACAACCCACAAGCGGAGCCTGCGTCTGCAGTGACGGATGCGGAGCAGGAGCGCACACTCACGCGCTCCGAGGTCACCGATCTGCGGCGCATGTTCGGAACACGCACCGACCCCGACGGGCCGGAGGACGACGTTGCCAATCCATTCCCGGCCGAGGTCAACGCGAAGTTCGCCGCAGCCATCGAGCTGTACAACCAGCAGCACGGGAAGGAGATCAAGCGGTTCACGCAGCTGACGGTCCACGCTGCGGAGTTCGTGAAGCATCTGGCTGAGGGCCAGCCCGCAACCAAGGAGGAGTCCAATGGCAGCTGACCTGGGCGACCGCGCCAAGGACAAGATAAGCGGCTTCATCGGCATCGTCACAGCGCACACGCGCTATCTGGAGTCGTGCGATCAGGTGTTCCTGCGCCCAGAGAAGCTGGACGAGAAGGGCGCACTGCAGAAGGGCGAGTGGTTCGATTCGCCCTGGGTTGAGGTCATCAAGGTCGGCGTCTTCAAGCCCACCGCGGTCGTGCAGACGGCGTCGGGTACGCGCCTGAGCGGAGGCCCGAACCGGCCCCACTCTCGGTGACGATGCCCAAGTGTCCGGTCTGCAAGCATCCTGACGGCGACCTGACAGACCAAGGTGTTGTGCGCGGCATCCACGTGTTCCGCTGCCGCAACCACGACTGCCGGGCGCTGTTGGAGAAGCGCGTGACGTTCGTGCGCTTGCGCGACAAGACGGTGCTCGGAGCGATGGTCCGATGACGCCGGGCGCGCGCAAGGTAGGCGACGGCTGGTACGCTGTCATCCGCCAGGAGAAGCGCATCGTCTGGACCTGCGACCACAAGCCCCACGCGACCCGGAAGGAGGCCAACCGCTGCGCGCGGCGTGAGCTGCGGAGTCGTGCCAAGCAGAGCCAGTCCGCCCTGCCCGCCCGCCAGTTCCGTCCTCGGGCACCGTTGCTGGTCCTGCCGGGCAAGGACTCCCTGCTCGCTGCAACTAAGTCGGGCACCCCGCTCGTCTTTCGCCGCTCCTACGTCGAGGGGTTCCTGCAGTGCACTGAGGTGGAGCGGGCGTCCGGCGACAATGCCGAGTACGGCATCGCGGTACACGACGCCATCCACCAGTATCTGCGCCAGTGTCTGTCCGCGCGCGAAGAGAGTCGCATCAGCGACATCCCTCAGATCATGATCGAGGTGTTCGCGCGCCACGGTGGTGTGCATCCGGACAGATTCGGCGAGGCCGCGGACATGGTGGAGCAGTATGCACGGAGCCACCTGGCGGACATCGACACGCTGCTCCATGTGGAGGGACAACCGGCGCTGGAGTTCCAGCTGACAGCCGACCTCGGATGGGCAACGTTCACGGGCACGTGTGACCGCATTGACCGCATGGACGGAGACGACCCGTACGACCCGCCCCGGCTCATTCTCATCCGCGACTACAAGACGCAGTGGGCCAAGGTGGAGCATACGTTCCAGGGCCGGTTCTACGCGGCGCTGGCGTTCCGCGACAAGCGCATCAACAGCGCGCTGGAAGGTGTGGCGGTGGAGTTCGACCACCTGCCGCTGCGCAATGGCATGGTGTGGCATCCCGGTCGCGTGGAAAACCAGCTTGCTTACTTCGAGCCGGGCGATCTGGATCAGTGGTTCAACGACAACATCGACATCTTCCGACGGCGCTACGAAGGGCCGCGCGGCCATCCTGTCGGCGGGCTGTCCTGTCAGTACTGCGCCAAGCGTTACCGCTGCGCCGCGGCGACTCTCGTGTCCGCGACCATGCCCGAGGACAAGGAGCAGGCGCGTGAGCTCGTCGGCGACTGGATACGCACAGAGGAGCGCGCGAAGCTGCTCAAGGAAGCTCTGGAGAAGCACTACCAGCACCGCAAGCCGGATGTGTTCGACGGTATGGAAGTGGGGTTCCTGCGGCCCAAGAAATCCACTTGGCGGGCGTCGGACCCGCAGGGCATCGCGGGCTATCTGGACAAGCGCGGCATGGACGGACGCAGCGTCTTGGATACCATCGTCAACAAGAAGCTGATCCCGGACTACATGTACCCCGAGCTGGTGACAGCCGGAGTGGCGCGCTGGGACGAGGGCGAGGCGACCTTCAAGCGCAGGCTCGCGGACGGTAAGGACGAGTGAGAGTCGCGCCTGAGGAAGTGTTCGCGGACATGAAGGAGTGGCATGACACGACCATGCCCGACGAGACAGCGGACGCCGTGCTCGTCCACCTTGAGGAAGAGGCGCGTGAGCTGTTGATGGAGCCGTCCTTTGAGGAGGCCGCGGACGTGCTGTTGTGCCTGTTCGCGTGGACATCCCGCAGAGGGTTCGCGTTGCCAGCGTTGATGTACGCCGCGGCGTCGAAGCTGGAAATCAACAAGCGACGCAAGTGGGTGAAGATGCCCAACGGAACATACCACCACAAGTGACGGAGTAACATTGCGCGCGGTGTAGTCAAAAACAAACCGCCCCGTGGTGAGTGGGGCGGTTCATTGAGGACGAACGAAACTTGCGGGATCAGTATACCTCGGTTCGGAGCGTGGCAGTCGAACTCGCTCTGGCCCACAAGATCAGCTGGGCAGACTGTCTGCAACTGATCGAGGCGGATGAACCCGCACCGACCTTCGTCGATCACCTCCTCGCAGGATGGACGCCGCCTGTCGTAGAGCGCGACCCGGAGGCGGAGATGAAGGCACTGATCAAGGACGTCGCGGCCATCTTCACGGCTGTGTTCGGAGAGACCGGCCCGCGGGCGGCAGCTGCCATGATCTGGATGGACGCGCACATGAAGCAGTCCGGCGCGGCGGGCGAGGACAAGTACGGCTGGTGGGGAGGCGCGAACGCGCGCGAGGCGGCGCTGCTGGACGTGAACCCACAGAACAACCCCGGCGATCACAGCAAGCTGGCGCAGCGCTCGCGAGAGCAATTGCGTGAAGACCTGAAGACGCTGCGCGGGTTGCCGGATACCAAGTGGAAAGCGGGGCGGATCGAGGCGACGCTGGCAGAACTGGAAACACGAAGGAGGCTTCAATAGCTACGGCACCGCGCGAGAACCTCACGGACAAGATCGACAGGGGTATCGCAGCCGACAACGTTGTCCGACTCTCCATCCCTGAGGACGTGCAGGTGGAGAAGGTCGGGCTGGGGTACATCGGCACGTTCCCGAACAACGTCATCATCAAGCTCAACCGTCTACACGAAAGCCGTGACGAGGTGACGGCGGAGTATCAGCTGGCGTACAAGAAAGCCGGGCCGGGCGGCGTGTTGGACTGGGGCCGCATCAACCTGATGTCGTCCCAAGCGCGCGACCGCATGGCCAAGTCACTCAACGAGCGGCGCATAGACCTGACGGTGGAGACGGACTGGCGGGCGCACATCGACCTGTTCTTCCGCGAGGTGTTGCGGCTGGAGCGGTTGGGTGTGCCCGTGACGACTACCAACGGCGACGGCGAGACCAGCAAGCCGCTTCAGTACATCCTGGACCCGATCTTGCCGGAGGGCTTGGTGACCATCCTGTTCGGCGCAGGCGGCGTGGGCAAGTCAACGCTGGCAGCAGCAATCGCGTTCAGTGTCCAGACGGGCCGTGAACTGTTCCGCGGATGGAAGCCCAACAGCGCGCCGGTCCTCATTCTGGACTGGGAGGCCAGCCTGTGGCGTTGGCAGGACACGTTCAAGGCGTTGGGTAGGGGCTACGGGTTCCCGGCTCCGGACGTGCTGTATCGCGAGTGCAAGCGCCGTCTGGCTGACGACCTGGAGAGCATCGCGGACGCCATCGACAAGGCTTCCGTGGGACTGGTCATCGTGGACAGCGCGGGCCTGGCATTCGGCAACTCCGCGGCGGAGGGCGACAAGGCCGAGAGTACCATGCGCGCGTTCGGCGCGATACGCGAGACGAGTCAGTGCGCGTGGATCGTGATCGATCACCAGACTGGCGACGATGTGCGGCAGGGCGGCACCGCGGCCAAGCCCTACGGTTCCGTGTACAAGATGAACCTGGCGCGCATGGTGTTCCACCTGGAGGGCGAGAAGGAGAACGAGGAGGCCCGGCAGGAGTTGCTGCTGAAGAACATAAAGAGCAACTACGCGCGCCTACTCAAGCCGATGGGTCTGGCTTGCTACCGCGAGGAGGGCGGCATCCGCTACGAGCGCGAGGACATCCTTGAGGCTCCGGAGTTGGCGGCGGGCATGACCGCAGGCCAGCGCATCCTCAACGCACTGTTCCTGGCGCCAGACAACGCGGCCACCCCGGAGCGGTTGCGCGACCTGCTGGGCATCGACGACAAGGACAAGCGCGGGCGCGACCGTCTGCACTTGGCAATCCATCGCATGATCAAGAAGGGCATTCTGGTCAAACTGCCGGACGGGCGGGTAGGTCGGTCGGAGTGATCAGAGTCCTCACTTTCCTGGCTTTCGGGTGGGCTTTCGGGGCGTCGCTGCTTTCGCCGCTGCTTTCGGGTTCGAAGACGCTGCTTTCGGCTGCTTTCCCCCCTCCCTTACTATCCCTCCCCCTTGACAATCGCTTTCATGAAAGCCGAAAGCGGTGAGTGTAAAACTCCCGTCCTGTGAAGTCTGCGGTAAGCCTGTGGATCAGAACGAACCGCACGTCCGGGCCGGTGTGGTGCACCACTTCGCCAACGGCCACATGGCTGATGCCAAGATGTGGCACACGCAGTGTTGGCAGCCGGGCCACCCTGTGTGGGACCCGACGCAAGACTTACCCAAGGAGTACAGATGAGCGGATGGATCGGAGTCGACCTGGACGGGACGCTGGCGGAGTACAACGGCTGGGTCAGCCCGGAGCACATCGGCCCGCCCGTGCCCGCGATGGTGGCTCGCGTGAAGGCGGCGCTGGCGGCGGGCTTTGAGGTGCGCATCCTGACGGCGCGGTTGCGGGAGTACGAGGCCGGGCTTGTACCGCTGGACGCCTGGTGTCAGGAGCACATCGGCCGGACGTTGCGCGTCACCGACCGCAAGGACTACGGCATGATCGAGCTGTGGGATGACAGGGCCGTCGGTGTGGAGTTCAATACCGGCAAGCTGCTGTCAGAGACCAAGATCAAGGCGCTCCAGTGAGACACACACCGATACGGCAGAAGGGGCGGCGCGGGCTGGAGAACGACCGCATCCGTACGTTCGTGTGGGGCCGCGTGTTGGCGCGCGTACCGGCATACCAGTGCGACGGCTGCGGCGAGCGGTACGGGCTGGAGTGGGCACACCTGTTCGGGCGACCCGGCTCGGGCTTCTGCTTGGGGCCGTGGGCCAACAGCGCCGAGCTGACAACCAAACTGTGTCGCCAGTGCCACAACACAATCGACCGGCATCTGGACGAGGGCGGACTGGCGCACAAGCTGCGCTGGGCGGCGATGGGACGGCTCGTGAACACAATCGCGGGCACACGCACGGACGGCGCACCGTACGAAGGCATCAGAGTCTTCATCGTGAAGGCGGAGGAGACAGGATGGACGTTCGACGAGAAGCAGTGCAGGCTGATCAAGGTCGCGTAAGTCGCCGCAAGGTGGCGCAGCGCCGGGCCGCGGCGGAGGAAGTCTGCTGGGCCATCCTGTTGATGATGACGTTCGAGGAGTCCGCGTTCCTGACGGCCAAGGTGTTCTCGGACTGGATCGACAAGGACTTCACCAAGTGGGCCGACCTGGCTGTTGAGACAGGCGTGATGCAGCCGTGAGCATCTTCGTCCCGACGCCGGTCGACGACTGGGTCAAGCAGTACAGCGGGCCGCGCAAGTCACGCAGCCCCAAGCGCAGGGACGGACAGAGCTACGGGGCCGCGATGACAGAGCGCAAGCGGCACATGCTGGAGCAAGGCATGCACCCGGCGACAGGCGTGGCGTTGCGTACCGGCCTGGCGGATTCTTGCGGCACATGCAAGAACTGCGTGTTGACAGGCAACGGCAACAGCTCGTTCTACAAGTGCAAGCTGGTACACAACACACACGGCTCCGCGACGGACATCCGGCTCAAGTGGCCTGCGTGCATCAAATGGGAGCGCCTGGAGGGAGAGCATGAAGTCTTCTTCTTCGACCACTGAGATGGAGGCCGCTGGGCGAGCCGTGCGAAGGGGCCAACGACCTCCAGTCAATAGAAGGCGAAAACGACCCGCGAAAGTTAAGGCTGTCCTCATCATTTGCTACAACCGCTGTCTGTATTGCGGGCGGCGGACGACGCACGAAGTCTGCCACGCACACGGCGCGGGCTATTGGCGCAAGCACATGCCATTCAAGCGTGTAGGTGGCTCGCTCATCGGACTGGAACATGTGCGCGGGCGCAGTCCCATGCGGTTGAAGGATCGGCCCGGCGAGTCGGACGCAGAGTGGCAGCGGCGCTGGGGCCGCGCACAGACGCGGCTGTGGCATCGTCACGCAAACCGAGAGCCGGAGGTCTGCAACGACACGACGTGTCCGCAGGCGCAAGTAGACTGGCGCTGATGCGCGGCGTCAAACTGACGGAGCCGGAGAAGGCGCTGCGGCGCATGTCGGAGCAGGAACTTGTAGACAAGACACTTCAGCTGGCTGGGATGGCGGGCTGGTGGTGGCATCACACGCGGCCCGTGTGGACACCGCGGGGCTTCAAGACTCCGCTCGGCGGCATGGTTGGCTTCCCCGACTACGTGTTCGCGCGCACAACCGGGCGCGAGATACTGGCCGCGACAGTCACGGACGCGTGGATGACGGGCGACGGCATGAGTTTCGCAGGGGAGATCACGAAGGAGCGATGGCTGGGACAGCTGCTGATCGTAGAGTTCAAGACCGAGCTGGGCGGGTACGGGCCGGGGCAGGAGGAATGGGCCAGGCGTCTGGAGCCGAGCGGGGCCTACCGGCTATGGCGACCTTCGAGCTGGCCTGAGATCGAAAAGGAGCTTCTACGGCGGTAAGAAAGTCGGAACTGGCTCCCCGCTAGGCGCGCGGGTACGCTATAGTTCGGGGTATCAAACTCGGGAGGTACGTCATGAAGAACTACGCCACATACGAGGACGCGGTCGAGGCGATTCAGAAGGAGCGGAACGGCATCTGCTCTGTGTTCGTGCACCCGGTTGCAGAGGGCGACCGAATTCGTGACTACTCGCGCACGGGGCCGAGCGCGTACATCTACGGCCCATGCAGCGTGACGACGCGCATCTGGCACACCGATGGAGGCATCGAGCAGACGGTGCGCCGCGGCGTTGACTACACCAACGGCAGCCTGGACGACGACGCCCGCGCGGACGCGGTCAAGCAGGACGCCTACGAGCATGGGTTCGACCGGGAGGAGGGCTGGTGAGCGACGAGTACCGGGCCATCAAGACCGAGCTGCTGGCGGAGGCGCTGGCCATCATCAGCCCGCGCGTGGACAGCTGGAAACGGGCCGCGTCGCTGGTCGCTGGCTCCTTCGCGGGCGAGGCCACGCACGACATCAGCGTGGCGTTCGTGAGTGCGGTCGTCGAGAACATCATGGATGCGGAGCCGGGCTGCGACCACAGCGTCGGCATCTGCATGTGCGGCGAGCGGGCGGTGGTGGAGGAACTCCGGCTCTGGCTTGACGGTAAGGAAACGTGTCCGACGTGCCACGGCGACGGGTTCGTATGGAACGAGGCCAAGTACAAGGCTCGCCCCGTCCTTGAGGACGACGGCGACTGGTGGGGTCACGAGGCTTGCCCGCGGTGTGGCGGCAAGCAGGTGGTGGCGCTGTGAGCGACTCTCAGAAGCAGCTGCTCTACGACTGGGAGAACAGCCAGAAGTGGCGCTACCCGCGGGTGACGGGCACTAGCAAGCCCGACATCCTCACGACGGCGCAGTGCCGGGCGCTCATCCGGCGCGTCATGCGCGCCTACGGCTGCAAGATGGTGTCCGTGCGCGTAGGCCGGGGCTTCGGCTCGCGGGGCGGCGCTGACCGGATCACGCTGTCCCGTCAGCACCACGCGACGCCCATCGTTCTCCACGAAGCGGCGCACAGCATCTGCGCGCAGCGCGGGCATCACGTCCAGCACGGGCCGATCTACGCTCGCATGTACATAGAGCTGCTGTCCAGCTACATGCACTTGAACAAGGGCGACCTGTTGCGCAGCGCCCGCGCGTACGGGCTGACGGTCGCGTCGTGGGAGGCGCTCAAGCCGAGGCTGCCGCTGTGAGGTACGTCAGGCACGTTCCCGAAGGACTGCTCCGCGACCTCGTGGCCGCGTACCGTGGTCACGCACCGTCAGCCGTAAGCGTCGCCATCGAGAAGATCGAGGCGGAGCTGAAGGACATGGACGCCGAGGACGCCAAGGAGCGCGCTGACGAGGAGCGGAAGAAGCATCCGCCCCTCACCGTCCAGAAAGTCACGGGCGTCCTGCGCAAGGCCAAGCTGCACATGGCGATGAAGCAGCACGGGTTGGCCGCTGTCGGCGGGTCCACCGGCTTTGAGGTCACCTACGGAGACTGGGAATTCCACAGCTGGGTGCAGGTGTACTACGCATTCGCGTGGGACTGGGGTCACTTCAAGGGATGGAGCAAGGAGCGGGAAGCAGCCGAGGAGAAGGCCGAGCAGAAGCGTCAGCTGGATGCAGCCGTCGCTGCTCTGAAGGCCGCGGGGTTGCACGTGGAGCCGGACAAGAAGATGGGCAGCCGCGAGACGCTGAAGGTGACGCCATGAACGAGGAGGCCTTGGCTTGCTACACCAAGTTCCGGGCGCAGTGCGCCAGCGATGCGGCGCTGTTCGAGGCCGCGGCTGAGCGCGCGCGCAGCGTGGGTACGGCGTCGGGCATGGGCCTGGCGCACATCCTCAGCGACCACGCCATCAAGCTGCGCTACCTGTCGGAATTCGACCCCGAGGTGGCGCTACCATACGAGACCGAGGCGCGACGATGAGCAGGTCACGGAGGAAGAACCCGTTCTGTGGGATCACCACAGCCCGGTCCGAGAAGCAGGACAAGCGCGCGGAGCACCACGCCGAGCGCGCGTCTGTGCGTGGCGCGCTGGCGCTGCAGACCGAGCCGGAGCCGCGGCCCCGCGGCCAGTACTGGGAGAAGGACGGCAAGCAGCGGTTCGATCCCGTGAAGTGGCCAGAGGGAATGCGGAAGTGACGGGGCGGCTCACGGAGATCGAGCGGAAGATCGTGCTGTTCGTGGCGGCGCACCAGCCCTGCCGCTACGAGGACGTTCGTTTGCACATGGGCTACCGCTCTAAGGGCACAGCCTTCGAGCACATGCGTAGGTTGCGACGGCTGAAGATCGTAGACGCGCCGCGCAACGCGGACGGCCACACCAAGAGCCGCACCTTGCAGCTGGGGCCGGACATCTGTGTCAGCGACAAGGGCGGCATCGGATGGATCGTCTGGATGAACGGATATCGGGAGGTACAAAGTGATCCGAGCGTACAGCCAACCTAAGCTCAAGCACTGCAAGCACTGTTGGCTCTTCACGGTCAACGAGGACCGTGTGTGTGGCAACGACAACCCTGCTCTCGGAGCCGTTTGGGGTTGCCGTAAGGAGCGGGCCGGTTTGCGAGGGGTGCCCAGCCCCGTCCTGATGGCAGGAGCCAGGGCGGGCGGCGGCACCTATACGTTCTCGCCGGAATTGGGAGCCGCTGCTCCCTCAATGGCGCGCCGACGCGCTATACTTCCTGCAGTTGCCGTCAATCATCATCGGGAGGTACACGTAATGACCAAGTCAGCCGTTCTGTCGAAGCCGGTGCTTGAGGGAGCCACCACGTTGGACAACCTCAAGCTGTTGCCCGAGCCGCAGGTGCTGGGGCCGCGCCACAAGCCCGTCCCGCACTGGGCGGTGGCGGAGGCGCTCGAGAGCCAGCTCAAGGAGCGCGGGATGGAGGGGTTCGTGCCCCGGTACATCCTGAGCCAGGAGGGCCAGCGTCTGGACGCCACGTACGACTTCTCGCCCGACCAGCAGGAACTGGGCAAGGAGCGGATGCTTCAGCTGCGCGAGGCGATGGGCAACCACGTCTTCGTGCCGAAGGAGCTTCAGGAGACGGCCGGAGCCATGCTCGTAATGACCCACGCCAACGACAAGAGCCGCGCGCTGCGGATCGAGGCCGCGATCAAGGTGTACGTCTGCACCAACTTGGCCATCGGCACCATCGCGGGCGGCAACGGCAAGCGCAAGCACACGGGCGACGAGCCGTGGGAGACGCGCATCGACCACCTTCTGGAGAAGGCTTTCGACAACTTCGTTCCGTTCACGTCGCGCATCGGCCAGCTGCAGAACGCCGAGCTCACGGATGAGCAGGCGGGCGGGCTGATCGTCCAGGTCATGCGGCTGCCGTACCAGCCGGTGGCGACCAGCAAGTTCATCGACGTCGTCGAGACGTACTTCGCTCACGCTACCCCGGACGTCGCCGAGCCGAGCCGCTGGAGCCTCCACAACGCCTTCACGCGCGTCATGCGAGACACGCCCCTGAAGCGCCAGGTGGAGACCAGCGCCGACCTCCTGCGGATTCTCAGCGAGTCGCTGCCGCTGGAGCCGTCGTTCGTCGACGGGAACTAACCGTATGGATCTCTGGGAGGGGCCAACGCGGCCCCTCTCTCCTTTGGAGCAGGCGCATCGACTCGGTGACCAGGCCATGCGGATGCTCGATCACTGCATCCCGGTGGTGGAGGCGGCGGCGCGTTTCCTGGACGCCTACGATGGATTGGGCGGGGATGTTCAGGAGTGCTACGAGGAACTCGTAACGGCTCTCAAGGGAGTTCACAAGCGATGATCGACCGCTGGCGTAAGCACACCGCGGCCATCGAGCGAGAGTTCAAGAACGCAACCGCGCGGCCCGCCTGGTGGCAGCGCATGTGGAAGCAGCTCAACGAGTACGTCACACCGCGGGAGGAGCCAGTCGCGCGGCCCGTCCCGCCCAACCCGCCATCGGCCATCCCGTTGTGTCCGCACACGGACGCGCGCGACACAACGCTGGGAGCAACACTCAAGAGGAAACCCAAGGTCGGCGACGCCACAATACTGGGCATACCAGTGCAAGAGTGTCCGAAGTGCAAGATGATTGTGGGCGTCGTCCGGTAGAAGTGCGGTATCATAGGGTCTGCGGCCTCCGGACTTAGTACCTCCCGAGGAAGCGGACGGAAGAGCCGGGATTGCGATGAGCGTCCCGGCTTTCTCTTTGCCCCAACAGCACGGCGCTATGCTTTCCGCACACTCATTCATTCGGCAGACGTCATTCAGCCAGTAGGAGGGCAACGCAATGGGCGATACGCGTCTCATCAGGCCGTTCGGAGAGCTTCTCCGGGACCAGCGCAGCGGCAAGTTGGCCGCGGAGTTGGCGGAGTCTCTCAACACCGTCGTCGAGGCGGTCATGCAGAACCGCAAGCCGGGCAAGCTGAAGCTCGTCATCACCATCAAGCCGACGGAGATGGCAGGTGTGCTCGCCGTGTCGGACGACGTGTCCATCACTCTGCCGTCGCCGCAGAAGGACGCCGCCATGTTCTTCGCGGACAAGGACTTCAACCTCGTGCGCAGCGACCCGAACCAGCTGGAGATGGGAATCGTGCGCGAGGTGCCGGACGCCGACGTGCGCGAGCTGCGGCGTGTCGGGGAGGGCGAGTAGTTGGGGAGCAAGGGCACAGGCACCGAGGCGGAGTTCATTCGCGACCTGGCTGTTGCGTCGACCCCGCCTGTCGAGGTGGACCCCAGCAAGCTGTACGTCCACGACGGTGAGATCATCAACCTCCAGGACTTCCAGCCCACTCCGCGGCGCAAGCGCGGGCACACGACGCACTTCACAGCCGCGTCGCTGGCCGCGTACGCTCTGGCGCACAAGGAGGCAGGGACGGCCCTGTACGTCGATCTGGAGTCCTTCGGGGCTACGGTCATCATCAACGGCCCGTCGGTCGAGTCGCCGGGCTGGAGCGACCACACGGCCATCCTCAAGACCCGGTACACGCCGGAGTGGAACTACTGGATCAACAAGGACGGCAAGATGCAGGCCCAGGCCGAGTTCGCGGAGCACGTGCAGGCCGGGCTGCGAGAGATCCTCGACCCGCCCGCGATGGACATGCTCGAGTTGGCGCAGTCGTTCCAGGCGCACACCGACGTGACCTTCAAGAGCGGCAAGCAGTTGGCGGACGGCAAGCGCCAGCTGGAGTACATCGAGGAGATCAACGCCACCGCGGGCGCGAAGGGCACCATCGTCATCCCGAGCGAGCTGTCGTTGGCGATTGCGCCGTTCGAGGGTTCGCCCACGTACAAGATCAAGGCCTGGTTCCGCTTCCGCATCAACAACGGCGACCTCCAGCTCGGCTACAAGCTGGACCGCCCGCGGGACGTGCAGAAGGCAGCGTTCGATGACATCGTGCTCGAGCTGCAGAAGGCAACCCTGCTCAACGTGTACCAGGGCAAGCCGAGCGCGTAGTTGAGGACAGTGGAAGTGCCCGGTGACGCGGTCTTCGTGCTCATCGGGCGCGCCACTCCCACCGGCCCGCTCGTCACGACGGAGCAGGACGAGGAGTGGTGGAACCTTGCGACGGAGAACCACAAGCGGCAGATGCTGATCAACGCACGACAGCTGCTTGACCTGTTGGCGATGGGCGTGTTCCGAGGCCAGCACAGCGATGGATGAAGGCAAGCGCCGGTACATCGTGCACCGCGTCCTGCCGCACGACGACTTGCTGCTCGTGAAGCCCGCTCTGCGCGATGTCGCCTGGACCGCCAAGGAGCTGACTGCGTTCTTCGAGTCGCACGAAGGCATGGAGTATCCTGTGGAGTTCCGCGTCGAAACGCTGTACGACGGCCCGACGCCTGTCGCATGAAGGTTCCGGTGCAGTGCCCGCACGGTTGTGGGTACACTCTCGAGCTGGACATGACGCAAGACCACCAGCACATTCAGTGTCACGAGTGTGCGTGTACGTTCTGTGCCGTGTGCGTTGAGGTCTTCGCCGTCAGCGTACAGGAGGCGGAGCGCATGTCGGCGCGCAGCAAGGCGCACCTGAACTGAACACGTACCGTCCTGAGGACTTCGCCGACAATCCTGCCGGGGCCGCGCGCGCCTACCGCAGCAAGCGCGTACAGGCAGCCGTCGCGGAGCGTGAGTGGGTGGAGCACGAACTGCGCACCGAGGCTCTGGCCACGCAGCGAGCCAACGAACCCTTCGGCCCGGCGCAGAAGCGCAAGGAGTTTCCCGAGCCGCAGCCTGAGCAAGACCCGCGGCCCTGGGTTCCCAACAACAAGCAGGCCGCGTATCTGCGCTTCGGCAACCCGGCTCGGGGTCAGGCCGTGATGTACGTCCGGATCGAGGCGGACATGACCAAGTTCACCGAGGCCGTGCGAAAGCTGGGCGAAAGCCTGACGAAAGCCATGCAGCCTGTTCTGGACTTTGCGAAGGAACACGAGAGCATACTTCAACAGATTGCCACGAACTTTGAAGTTCCTGTCGACTCTCTGAAAGTTGAAGTGCATTGTCCTCGCGACACTGATGGAGACGGCCACTGCGGACAGCGCGGTTGTCCCATGTGCGGAGGCCCGTAACTCACTTGCCAACGCAACGCAGAGGGTTTACGCTTGCGCACCAGTGGGCTACTCCGCGGAACAAGCTGGCGCGACATGCGCGCGACTGTTCGTAGAGTACAGCGCCATCGAGGGTAGCTCCCTCAACGGCATCTCTCAGACTCTGGCGACGGGCCATTGGATGAAGGTGATTGACGAGACAATCGACTTGGCGCATGCCATCCCGAAACTCAATCGTCACGTCAAGCGTCAGGCGGCGCGGTTCATGGTGGACGGCTACCAGCCCGCCAAGGTCAACGGCAAGTACCCGGAGCCGCAGGCGTTGGCTGTGGAGGTCCAGGCTCTTTCGGCCCAGGAGGACACCCACGGGGCGGCTTTGCTGAGCAAGGAGCTGCGAGAGGTACGGGCCTGCCGAGCCATAGCGACCAACATGTCGGGCAGGCGGGCGCGCGCGCCGCTGCTTACCAGGGCTGACCGGCGACTCCGTGGCAAGCCCTGCGCTCGCTGCAGGCGACCGTTGCGACTCGGCCAGCCGGTCTTCCACGACCGCGACTGGGGCACGGCCTGGCATAGCGCGGATGGGTGCCACGACTGATGAGCCTGTGGTTCTGGTGGGGCTGGACGTGCTTCATCGGCTGGGCCATCACCCTGCTGTACGTCCGACGTAGGCCGCGCATCAAGATCAACAACATCCTGCTCAACGGCAAGGATCAGCTGCAGAAGCCCATCGTGTTGGGCGCGGACGACGTTCTGGTGCTGGAAGGCCAGGACAACAGCGACAAGGTGGAACTCCGGCTTGGGCGCTCGGCCATCCGACAGCCCAAGCCTGACGAGAAGCCTTGGTGGGAGCGGATGTGAGCGAGCAGATATACAACCTCGCTGTGGTGGCCAAGGTCACGGGCATCTCTCCGCATCCGAACGCCGACCGTCTGGATCTGCTGCAGATCTGGATGCCGCTGCGCAACGGCTCCTTCACCACGACGCTGGTGGTAGGCAAGCACTATCGCCTGGGCGACCTGGGCGTCTGGCTGAAGCCCGGCGCGGTCGTGGGTCGGGAGTTGGCCCGCAGCATGTGGATGCCCGCGGGTATGCCGTTCGAGGTCCGCGACATGGACATCCGCGGCCAGAACTCGCCCGGCTTGTGGTGCGGGGCTTGGTACCGCAACGAGCTGGGGCAGCCAAGCAAGTTCAACAGCGCCACGCGCAATCGCGGCGCAGACAGGGCCGAGGACGGCTGGTTGCACTGGAAGTTCTTCCGTGACGACTGGCAGCCCGGCGACATCGTTGATGAAGCTCTCGGACTGACGAGCCTGCGTAGCTCAACGGCAGAGCAGCCGACCGCTAGTCGGCAGGATGTAGATGGAGGCGGGCGCGCGACTACCTCCGTCAAGGGTTCGAATCCCGCCGCAGGCTCCATCCTTTCCGCGGGAGGTGCTTCAGCGTAGCATTTCCCAGCGACAGCGCCGGGTCCGCATTGTAGGCCCGCCCGACTGGCAACTCTGACAGAGCGCGAGACTCTGGAGCCAGCGTAACGCTCGCAAGTCTCGGGTTCCCCACACCCTCAGAGCGAGCCAGCCGCCTTCGGTGCGCGCTGGGTCAGAGCAGCAAAGTGCCGGTCCTCTCATAGCAGCTGGCTCGGTCAGGTGGTGAGGTGACAACGAAAGCCGCAATCGCTCTCGTCGTGATACCCGTCCTCGCGATAGCCTTCTCGCTGTTCGAGTGGGGCGGGTTGACCATCGCTCCGTGGCACACCATCAGCTGGTACGCACAGCGCCACTTCGCGCTGGACGTGTTCATCGCAGGGCTGTTCGGCGGAGGCGGCATCGTCGGACTGGCCTGGTGGATTCACCACATGCGCAATCACATCAGCCGCATCATCAGGAGGTTGGCATGGGTCTGACAACCGTGCTCCTGCTTCTGGCGTTCATCTGCTTCCTGGCCGCGACGTTCAACCTCAGTGTGTTCGGGCTGAACCTTGTCGCGCTGGGCCTGGCGCTGTGGGTGGCGACGCTCATCCTCGGAGTGCTGACGGGCATCCCGACGACCGTGCTGATCGTCATCCTTCTCATCATCCTCATCGTGCTCATCCTGGTGTTCATACAACGCGGCGGGCTACACGCTCCGCCCAAGTAAGGAGGCGTCTGTTGGGACTGTGTAAGGTAGTCGCGAGCGAGGGCAAGGTGCGGTTCGTGCACCAGCTCAACAGTGACGGAACCCCGTACGCGGAGGACGTCACGATCGAGGCGCAGGAAGGCGTACCGGCATCTCGGGTCGACTGGGCGGACAAGGACGGTCAGATCGGCACCATCAGCTGGTCGTTCACGCCGTACCCCACGGCCACTGGTCTGCTCTTCCCGGAGGACAAGTGAGCTACAGCATCTCCATCAGCGGCCACTCCGGCGAACCGCACAACCACGAAGTCCAGGAAGCAGTAGACGCTGCTCTCGCCATACTGGACATCGTCCCCGGCATGAGCGCCACAGTGAGTGGCTACAGCAACGACGGAACCGGCAACATCACACTGGTCGGCAAGCTGCCTCGTGAAGAAGCCAAGAAAGCAGAAGCAGACGACGACGGAGCCTGAAGAGGCTCAGCAGCAAGCGGACAGTGCTGAGGTTGCGGCCGAAAAGAGGCTCGCCGAGGCTCGCGTAAGCGCGCGTAAAGCCCGCTTCCTGTTCCAGTTTCGAAAGCTGAAGGTGGTTGCCTTCGCAGCCAAGCGGATCGGGATTGACCGACGAACCGTCTACAAGTGGACGGCCACCGATCCGGAGTTCAAGGACGAGCTGCAGAACGCGCAGGAAGAGATCGTGGATGCTCTGGAACGTGAACTGCACAAGCTGGCCACGGGACAGTACAAGCGCCCGCTGGTGTCAGCAGGCAAGCTGGTGGCGTTCGAAGAAATCCACTCCGAGACAGCGCTGATGGCGTTGCTCAAGGCATACCGGCCCAAGCTGTATCGCGAGCGCACTGGTCTGGAGATCACAGGCGGCACGACCAGCCGGGTCGAGATCACGAAGAAGGAAGTCTCAGTACAGCTTGTCGCAGACGTTACCAAGCTCCTCGTCGAGTCCGGCCTCGGCAGCAACGATCCTGCGAGTCTCGCAGACGCTGCACGACGTTCGGCAGAACCCGTGGATTCCGCACTGGCCGTGGCCAAAGCAAGCCGCCTTTCTCTCCCTCCCGCATGAGGAGGCGCTGTTCGGCGGAGCAGCCGGTGGAGGCAAGTCTGACGCACTGCTGATGGCAGCTGCGCAGTACGTGCAGCGGCCCGGCTACGCGGCCCTGCTTCTGCGCCAGACGTTCGCAGACCTCTCGCTGCCCGGAGCCATCATGAACCGCTCGCAGGAGTGGTGGGGCGGCACCGCAGCGCACTGGGATGGCAACACACACACGTGGACCTTCCCGGAAGGCGGCACCATCACGTTCGGCTATCTGGAGACAGCGAAGGACAAGTATCGCTACCAGAGCGCCGAGTTCCAGATGGTGGGCTTCGACGAGCTGACGCAGTTCCGAGAGGAGGACTACAAGTACCTCCACTCTCGAATCCGTCGTCTTGCTGGTTCAGACACTCCCATCCGCATGAGGAGCGCCACGAACCCCGGTGGCTTCGGGCACGACTGGGTGCTGCGCCACTTCATGACAGAGGGCAAGCTCAAGGGCTGCTCCTTCTGCGGCACTGCGTACCCCTGGGATCAGGAGTACTGCCCGGAGTGCTACCAGATAACAGACCCGGACTGGCCGCAGCCCGCCCGACCCTTCATCCAGAGCAAGTTGCGCGACAATCCCTCACTGGACGAGGTCGCGTACCTGCGGCAGCTGATGAAGCTCGATCCGTTCACGCGACAACAGCTCTTGGACGGCAACTGGTTTGCCCGACCCCCAGGACGCAAGTTCCGGCGCGAATGGTTCGACATCGTAGACGAAGCTCCGCGCGAGTGTGAGCGCATCCGCTGGTGGGACATGGCTGCGACAGAGGAACCGAAGAAGCGGCCCGGCTCTACTCTGTCGCTGGCCGACCCCGACTACACAGTCGGCATGATGCTGGCCCGCAACGCGCAGGGTCTGTACTGGATCGAGGACATCGTGCGCGGGCGATGGAAGCCACACGAAGCTGAGAAGCTGGTTGTGAACACCGCGGCCCGCGACGCCAGCCGATACACCAACTTGGGGTTCGAGATATGGATGGAGCAGGAGCCAGGCTCGTCAGGCAAGTTCGCAACCGAACACTTCCGGCTGCTGCTTGATGGCTTCGCGTTCCATGCTCTCCCTTCGACTGGCAAGAAGGAGATCCGAGCTAATCCAGCCAGTTCTGCCGCGGGCGCGCGCAACATCAAGCTCGTCTACGGCCCCTGGATCAGCGACTTCCTCAACGAAGCCGAGCAGTTCCCAGACCCCAACGTACACGACGACCAGATCGACTGCCTGAGCGGTTCGTTCAACGTGCTCTCGCGCCGCGGCGCTACGTCGCAGGACGACTGGGCAATGGGCATCTGGCGCTGCGCCAACTGCGGAGAGGGCTTCATGTGGGAGCCGGGTCGTCACTGCCCGAAGTGCTCAGTGCCTGCGCCAGACGTGTACCCGCAGCCCACGTTCCACACCACGACACACGCGGACACGATCGAGGAGGCGGCTGCCATCCTGGGCGAAGTGGAAGAGCATGAGAACGGGTACGACCCGGACGTCGTGATGATCATGCCACTCCCCAAGGCCACGAAGTACTGCAAGCACGGGCTGACGATGTGCGTAGAGTGCGGCAAGAGCGGATGATCGAGAAGTTCCACCGCCGCACACGCGAGGACAACTACGCGCGGCCCGCCACGCACTGGCGCGTTGAGCCTGAGATCGAACGGCTCTGCGCTCCCGAGCCTGAGCTGGTGCGCGCCAACACCGGAGAGTGGCCACCGCTGTTCTTGCCCAAGGAGTGGGACGCACAGCGCCGGGCGGAATTCGTACTGCGATGGAGAGCAATCAATGCGGCTGGTGTATGAGCTGATCGACCGCGTGTCGCGCGCGCTTGGCCGTCACGGTCTGGAGCGCTGCGGAGTGCCCGACTGCCACGGCGTCCTGACGTTCACTGGTGTCTGCACACGTTGCGGGTACGACTGGTGAACGACGCCAGCATCTGGGAGTGTCCGCACGAGTACACCATCGGCGGGATGTCGGAGCTGATCATGCGTGAGATGCGACGCAACAACTCCTACGCCGGACTGTCCATCAGCACACCGGACAAGGTGAGTGCCGCGCGAGGCCGCCAGAATGCGCTGCGTGCCAAGCGCCGGAGTCGCATCAACGGGTGAGCGAAGATGTCTACCAGCGTAAGCAGCCCAGTGCGTTCAGCGTCTGGCTCCGAGAGCGGCTATGGTACGGAATTCGAAGCAGTCTTTCGTCCCGCAAGCCTGCGCGCCGGGTGGGTCTTACTCCTTCCGAGGCAGAAACGCTCTTTCCTGAAGCCTCGCGCTGTGCGCATTGCGGAGGCTGGCATCCCCACGCATGTCCTCGCGTTCGTACGATCCTGTTTCGGGCTGGCAACCCGGTCCGAGTCGACTTCTGGGCGTGGGGAGAGTGGCCTGCTGACCAAGTAGTGTTTCCCTGGCAGAAGGCTGCCATGACGACACTGCCTGAGACAGCGGAGCCGGAGCCAGAGATTCCAGTGGTGGAGGGCGAGATCGTTGGCTGAAGAAGAGCAGGAGCCGACCATCCCGCACACGCCGGAACAGAAGGAGTGGATCGCTGAGCACAAGGCCACTCCGCCGCCCGCGCAGGACACGAGCCGCAAGGCCCCGCGCGACCCTCTCGGCTACATCGAAGTCCAGAAGGCCGCGGCGCTCAAGGCTGGCGGCTTGGTGATTGATTCGGCTGCGAACATGCCCGAGCCGTACATTCCGCCGCGCGACCATCGCTGTCAGTGCGCAGGCTGCGACTTCCGCGTTCGCCTGCACGAGACGCGTCTGAGCCAACACCACTACGGCACAGCCTTCGGCGACCAAGTCATCACCGTCGTGAAGATGGTTGACGGACAACCGAGTGAGGCTCTGCCGGATGTGGTGGAGGTCAACGTCGACGACGACTACGCCATCCGCGTCAGTGTCCCGCCCCACTTCTGCCAGAACTGCTGGAAGGGCTTCTGCATGTACCGCGACAACGGAGAGTTCGGAGTGAGACTGGAGGTCAATGCCCACAACAGCTGAGCTGGTACGCACGGCCCGCCTGAAGGCCCGCGGTGCAGGTTCGTCACGCCCAGGTGCGGCGAGCAACGAGTCCGTTCAGCAGTACCAACTGAACCCTCTGGGCGCATACTCCGGCGAGTTCGCCAACGGCCCCTACGCGTCCTGGCTCGCTGGCACACCCATGCAGGCCGCGCTCCCGCGCGAAGTGCAGCAGTTCATCCAGGGTGCCTTCGGCCCGGCCGAGCCGATCATGCCTCAGCCCATCGACGTACCGCCAGAGGGCAGCGACCGACCAACCGCTCGCCGTCTGCAGTACCCCATCTTCTGGAACCTGCCTGTGGGCGTCCCAGGAGCCGAGGGCATCAAGGTCGCGCCGTTCCAGACGATGCGGATGTACGCCGAACGCTACAGCGTGGTGCGAGCCTGCATCGAAGTGCGGAAGCGCGAGATCGTCGGAGTGGACTGGGACATCGTGCCCACCAAGGCCACCGAGAAGCAGATGCGCAACGACACCGAGTTGCGCGAAGACTGGATGAAGCGTCGGGAGCAGCTGTTGGAGTTCTGGCGCAAGCCGGACAACGACTACACCGGGTTCCGCTCTTGGGTCGGCGCACTGCTGGAAGAGACGTTCGTGACGGACTCGCTGTCCATCGGCTTCGAACACACGCGCGGTGGCAAGGCCGGGCTGTTCGGCACCGACATCAAGAAGCTCAGGCTGATCGACGGCACGACCATCCGTCCGCTGTACGCGATGAGCGGTGACAAGCCCAAGCCGCCGAACCCCGCGTATCAGCAGTACATCTGGGGTGTGCCACGCACAGACCTGGCGATGGTAGCGACGGAAGAGGACGCCGAGGATATGTCCGACGAGGTCAAGCCCGTCACCACCAGCGAGCTGATGTACTTGCCGCTGACCAAGCGAGTGTGGACGCCATACGGGTTCTCGCCAGTCGAGATGTCCCTGGTGCCGCAGGCCATCGGTCTGAGCCGCCAGGCCTACTTCCTCGACTACTTCCAGGAAGGCTCCATGCCGGGCGCGTACATCATCCCCGGCCCCGAGGTCACATCAGCCGCGCAACGCAAGCAGTTGCAGGACGCGTTGAACGCGCTGGCTGGAGACATCGGGCACAAGTTCCGCATCGTCGTGCTGCCAGCCGGGTCCAGCAAGGAAGACACGAAGGAAGTCAAGCTGGCGGACGGCAGCGACACGATCATCGCCGAGCTGGTCATGATGTGTTTCGCGGTGCAGGCGGAAGAGATCGGCATGGTGCCCGGAGGCAAGAGCCAGGGGATGGGCGGGTCTGCGCACGCAGCCGCGGGCAAGGACATCGCGCACGAGAACCGCAAGAAGCCGCTGGCGGGCCAGCTCAAGGACTCGCTGTTCAACTACGTCAACCAGGAGCTCTTCGGCCAGGACGACATGGACTGGTCGTGGGAAGGGATGGAGGAGGCCGAGGACAAGGCCGCTGCCGCCACTGCCCACAAGATCTACATCGACGACGGAGTCATCACGCGCGACGAAGTGCGTGGGGACCTGGGCTTCGAGCCGTTCTCGCTGCCGCTGACTGGATCTCCCACCGTCACGACCGGATCTGGCGTTGTGCCTCTGGACCCCGGCACTCCCATCACCGATGTGCAGGGCGGCGCGCCTCCGGCTCCTCCAGCCATCCCAGGCGCTCCGCCGCAGATCGGGCCAGACGGTAAGCCGCTGCCGCCCAAGGGCGGGCCTGAGGGACTCCCTGGAGCCGGTGGACCGCCGAAGCCGGGCGCGCCCGCGGGTCTGCAGCAGCCGCACTTGCAGCAGGGTGTGCCAGGCCAGGTTGCGAAGCCAGGCGACGCTCCTGCGCCGAACATCGGCCACGACGGCAAGCCGGTTGCGATGCACCCCACCACAGGCAAGCCGGTGACGTCGGACGGCAAGCCCGCCACTCCCGACGGCAAGCCGCTGGCTCCGACCATCGGTCCGGACGGCAAGCCATACAAGCCCGAGGACACGCAGCACGGGCCGGATGGGAAGCCTCTGCCCGAAGGCGCAGCCGGAGTAGACCACGAGGGCAAGCCCGTGGGCGCGGATGGCAAGCCGATTCCGCAGGTGCCTCTGCACACACCGGGCGAGCCGATGCAGCAGGGCACGGTTCCGATGGGCATGACGGTGCAGGAACACCAGCAGGCTGGACACATCCCGACGAAGGACGCGCTGTCCGCCGTCCAGGAGCCTGATGCGCCAGAGGGCGAAAGCGACCCGAAAGCCAACTCAACTTCCTCTTCGAGCGGCAAGCCCGAAAGCGACCCGAAAGCGGACCCGAAAGCCAAGGCCGACCAGATGGAGAAGCCGGACGTGTCGCAGGGCCATCTGCCTCCGGGCCGCAGCATCATGCCGAGCGCCAAGATTCTGCGCCTGCAGAACGCCAGTCGGAAGCTGATGGAAGCGGCGCTGGCGCTGAGCAAGGGCGGCAACGACCCCGGTGGCCACGCCCACGCCAAGGAAGAGAGGATGGAAGGCCAGGGCTTGATCGACCACTTGACCGCGCACCACAGCGAGCTGCACGACACGGCCATGAAGCCGCCCGCGGGCGTCAAGCCTGCCGACTTCGTGCCTCCGACGGACGCTGCTCTGCGCAGGCTTCACGATGACGAGCACGAGAACAGCTCATCCGCTGCATGGCGACGCGACCATCCGGCTGCGCCCGACGGAAAGCCGAATGGAAGTTGAGGACATCCTCGACGCCGCAGCCGAAGTAGCCGAAGCCGCCGCCGACCTGCTCAAGGACTTCTCCATAGGCGGAGGCGGGATGCAGCTGGTGCCGTACGACTTGGCCGGACAGTGGCGCACGATGCCGCCGATGCGCCCGCCCAGCACTCTCATCGCCAGCGGACTGGCGGTGGTGGCGCAGGACACGGGCCGCACTCTCTTGCTTCAGCGCGCGGATGTTGAGGACGATCCAGCGCCGGGGCAGTGGGAGTTTCCGGGCGGGCATTGCGAGCCAGGTGAGAACGCCTTCTCCTGCGCCATGCGCGAGTGGCAGGAAGAGGTCGGACTCGCGCTACCCGCGGGCGTCATCGCTGGCCAGTGGGACAGCACGGACGGCGTGTACCGCGGCTACGTCTGGCTGATCCGCAGCGAGAGCATGGTGGACTTGGCCAATCGTGACAACAGCGAGAATCCGGATGGTGATAGATTCGAAGCTGTAGCGTGGTTCAAGCCCGGTGATCTGCCGGGGATGCCCGCGTTGCGCGAGGAACTCCAGACCGACATGGACTGGAACCTGCTGCGCAGCTTCGCCGCGAACAAGCATGTGTACGCCGAGCTGGAGAAGCTGGGCCGCTACTTGCGTCACGGCAAGGACATCGCCAAGTTCGCCATCTCGTGGCTCCCGGAGAAAGAGTACGTCCTGATCACGCGAGAGTTGCCCCACTCTTCTCCGGCATCCGCGGTTGCTGCCGCCAAGGGCCGCATGATGGGCAAGTTTGTCATCCCGGCCCGCAGCTCGCGACGCGCCACGCAGCGCGAGGAGGCGCTCCGAGGGATCATGGCACGCACAGCCTCGCGTCTCGGCGCGCTGGCGCGCGATGCTCACGACTCCCACCTGTCCTTCGTGGACGAGGCCAGCCGAGCGCTGCGTGACGCCTACGCCGCGGCCTACGTTGCGGGCCACAAGCAGGGCAAGCAGATCAAGGCGGTCGTCAAGCAGGGCGACCCTGACGAGCTGTCCTTCGATGATCTGGACCCCGACGTGCAGGACGATATCAACCGCGATGTCGAGCAGCAGCACGGATTCCTGCAGGGCATGGTCCAGGACTTGGTTGCCGGGCTGGCGGGCGCGGAGCTTGCCTCCCGGCTGGACCAGTACGCATCCACCACGATCCCGGCCTACGAGGAGGGCTATCAGGACGGCGCGATAAGCGCGCTGCTGCCGCCCGACGCAGACCCGGAATCCGGTGGCATCATGGCCACGTGGGTCGTCACGAGCGAAGACCCCTGTGCGTTGTGCGAAGAGAAGAACGGGCAGATGTGGCCCGCGGAGGAAGCGCCACTGCCTGGGGACGGCGGGTTCGGCGAGATCTGCGAGGGCGCGATGAACTGCCGTTGCGTGTTGGAGTACGAATACGTCCCCGCTGATGACAGCAGCGTGGCCAATCCCGCGGCCGACTTTGAAGCAGCATAGGAGGTTCAATAACCACTGAGGAAGCTCGCGCTCGGATAGCCATCCCGCATCGCATCCACGAGGTGCTGCGGACGCCGTTCGGTCGTCTCATGGCAACGCGCGACCGCGGCGACTCTCTGCGCCCGGCGCACATGTTCTTCCAGAGCCACCTGTACGCCAAGCACATACGGGCGGATGGCAAGAGCAAGATCTACGACCTCGGATCTGGTCTGGTCACCAACGTCGGCGTCCTGGCGATGGCGAACGACCCGCAGTGGGCTTCTCCTTCTGGCGCTGCCGCCACCACGCTGAAGCTGCAGAACTGGGTCGCGACAGGCACAGGTGCCACCGCGGCAGCCGCCACCGATGTTGCGCTCCAGACACTGGCCGCGCCCACGACCGCCAACGCGGTGTCCGGCGTTCAGTCGCTGGTGTCGGCGGCGAACCTGCAGAAGTTCCAGCAGGTCACGACGATCAACTACGGCTCCACGCTGGCGATCACAGAGTGGGGCCTGCACAGCGCCCAGGTGCTCTCGGCCACGACGGGCACACCGTTCACGGCCACGGGCGCGACATCAGGCACGGTTACAGGCACACCCTACTCGGCCTCGTCCTCCACAGTGCAGGGCGAGCAGCAGCTGATCGTCCTTCCCGGCACAACCACGGTCTGGGGCCTCATCCTCAGCAACACCAGCAGCGTCCTGACGATTCCGGCCTGGTACAAGGTGGCGGACGGCACAGCCGGTTCCACGCCAGGTGCCACAGAAGCGTTCACGCTCAAGCCTGTGCTCTGGGACCACAAGGTCTTCGCCGCCATCAACGTGAACAACGGCGACTCGATCCAGTTCACGTACACGCTCACCATCAACTCCGGAGGGTAAATGGCCGCCACCAAGAAGAAGGCTCCGACGCCAGAACCGCCCGTCCTGGATCTGGTCTCGTTCACGGTCGTTGACGCAATCGAGATCCCGCACTGCGAGGAAGGCCAGCACGAGCACTTCGCTCCCTGCGCTTCCTGCGACCCGGAACTCGTACCGGGCGCGCGGGGAGGCATGGTGCCACAGAAGGACGGCTCCTTCATCCTCTGCCCTGTGTGCGGAGGGACGCGCGAGGGCGGGCCGTCGCTGGGCATGTTCCCGTGCGATGTGCCGCCGACGCGCTACTCGCCGGGTCAGACCGTGTTCATGACGCAGGCCAAGGCGGATTCGATCGACGGCGGCGCTCTCGCCGCGCCGGGCGCAGACATCGAGCTGCTGCAGCTGCACGCAGCCTTGCGACGCCGCGGGCTGAAGGTGGCTGAATGAGCATCGCCACGTACAGCCTCGACGACCTACACCACGCCGAGCGGGCGCTGGTCTATCCCGACGCGGAGCGCGAAGCCTACGAAGCGATGAAGTACACCTTCATCACCAGGAACGGCTCCGTCATCAAGGTGCCTTCGGGCCGCAACAAGCCGGGGCCGGGCGGATTCACATCGCCCATCCCCGCCGACCTGCTCTACAAGAACGCCGCGGCCTTCACCGCGGTGAACACCTTCACGACAGAGCAGGGCATCAACAACGCAGGCGCGACGACAGGCCCGCAGGCCAAGCTCAACCCGTACTACTTCGACGCCGACCCTCAGTTGTCCATCGGAAAGACGCTGGGCTTCCGCGCCCGCGGCCTCGTCAGCGACGTCACCGCCACCAACCCGACCTTCACATGGACACTGCGGCTGGGTGCTTCGGGCATCACCGGCCCCATCGTGCTAGGGTCTGCGGCCATCACCATCGGCACATCCACCGCTGCCGTCACCAACGCCATATGGGAGTTCGAAGGCGAAGTCTCAATGGTCACGGTGGCAGCCGCAGGCGCGAACTCCACGCTGCGTGGCTCCGGGTGTATCCAGAGTCCTGGATTCGCGGCGCAGGCCGCGCCTCTGGGCGGCAACATCTACGCTCTGTGGGGCGGCGCGGCCCAGCCGGGCACAGTGGCAACATTCGACATCAGCATCGTGAACTTCATCAACTTCAACGCGGCCTGCTCCGCGTCCAACGCATCCAACCAGATCCAGCTGTTGCAGCTGTTCGTCTTCGGCTGGAACTAATCTCCCGTGGCCTCCAGAGGCCAGATCAGCACTCTGGCCCAAGTCGGGTCAGGGACGAGCCTCGCGACCTCTTGGGGCACGAATCCCACGGCGGGCAGCAAGGTTCTGCTCTTCGTGCAGTGCGCGTCAGTCCCGACCTCTGTCGTAGACAACGGGGTCACGCCCACCACCTACACGCTGGACAAGAGCACTCTCGCGGGCAAGGGCGTCCACATCTACCACGCGGACAACATCTCGCTGCCCGCGGCGGGCGCGTACCAGGTGACGGTGAACGTGCAGGTGGCCGGGACGATCCAGGTCATCGGCATCGAGTACATCGGCGCGGCTACGGGCGGGCCGGTCGCCACCAACAACGGCGGCGCCACTGGGACCGCGGTCTCAACCGGAGCAGCGGGCGGATCTGAAGGATCGATCTATTTCGGCGGCTTCTCGGACGCCAGTGCGCTCAATCCCGAGACGATCACGTTCAACTCCGGCCCGACGTTCACGGAGCAGGCGCGCAACACCAACGGCTCCTCCTTCTGGCCGATGGCGATGGCGGATGCGATCATCGCTGGTGGTGGCTCGCAGTCCATCGCGTGGACGCTGGGAGATTCGGTAGCTTGGGGCGCGGCGCTCTGCGTCTACGCCACCGACCGCGGGCCGAGCTTCTACACTCCGCCACCGCGGCCTTCCATCTACCGCCCGTTGTACTCGGGCCGCTACCGGCTGGTCACGCCCACCGTCTCATCTCAGCTCGGACCAGCGGGCCGCGTCAACTCTGCCTCCATCAATGCCAACTCCGCGGTCACCGGGCCGTACAGCGTATCGCTGGGCGTGGCGTGTTTGGCGGGCGACCTCATTGTGGTGGTCGGTGCCTCCAACGGCACCCACGTCGCCAACGGCATGTCGGTGTACGACAGTGTCAACGGGGTGCCTTTCCCGACGATCGGCGAGGAGCAGAACAGCAACTCCTCCTCGCGGTACACGCAGGCCTTTGCCTACGTCACTCCGGTCGACCTGCCTCTGGGCACCGTGTTGTGGTTCACGCCGTACGCCGCGGTCGTGCTGTCGGCGTTCGCAGCGGATGTGTTCCGCGGCTGGTCTTCCACGCAGGTGGCGACGGCCACGCTGGCCAACTCCCCGCTGGGCGTGGCACAAGGAGCGCCGGGCTTCGCCGTGCGACCTCCGCGCGGTTCGCTGGTGATCATGTACCACGCTTCTGCCTCGGCTGCATCGCTGCAGATGGCGGCTCCGTACAACCTGGGGTCCAACGGCAACACCAACGGGCGTGTGACCATCGGGTACACCATCGCCACGGGCGTCGATCCGTACGACTCCACAGTGGTCCTTGGCTCGGCGCAATCGTGGGGCGTGATCAACGCCGCCTTCGCTGTAGGCCAAGGCCCGGTAGGAGCCTGGTACTCGGAGCCGCGCGTACGCGGGCGGAACTTCTACATCCTGCCCTACCAGGGCCGCTACCGCTGGACCGCGCCGCCTACGATTCCGCCGTCCACGGGTACGCTGTTCCAACAGGCTCTGACGGCATCGCTGAGCTTCAGCGGTGCGATCAAGAACGCCAACGCCAAACAGATGACAGCCGGGCTGTCCTTCACAGGCGCGGACCAGGAGGCCGTCAGCTACCACCTGACCGCGGCGTTGTCCTTCACAGGTGCGCTGATCAAGGCGAACGTCAAGGCGTTGGCCGCTGCCTCGCTGTCCTTCACTGGAGCGTTGGCGAGCAGCCACTTGTTCCTCAAGGCGCTGTCTGGCGCACTGAGCTTCACCGGAGCGTTGCTCAAGAGCACGGCATACCACTTGACAGCCGCGCTCTCGTTCACAGGCGCGCAGACGCGCGCGTTGGGCAAGCAGCTCACCGGAGCGCTGTCCTTCACGGGCGCGTTGGCTCGCCGGGTCGCGAAGAGCATGACCGCGACACTGAGCTTCACGGGCGCTCTGAACACACGAACGAGCAAGCTGTTGGCAGCCGCGGCGCTTTCGTTCAACGGCGCAATCGTGAACGGCAAGCATCTGTCCCAGGCGCTGACGGGGACGTTGTCCTTCAACGGCGCGCTGGCGGCGGTGCATGCGATTGGCAAGACGCTCTCCGGAGTTCTCTCGTTCACCGGAGCCATGCAGCGCAGCACAAGCAAGCAGCTTGCCGCGGCGCTGAGCTTTGTAGGCGCGCAGGTGCGGCAGACACGGAAGCAGATCGCCGGAGCATTGAGCTTCAGCGGGGCGTTCTCTCGTGTCGGGACATTCCATCGGACGCTGACGGCCACGCTGAGCTTCGTCGGCAACCTCGCCCGCATCTACACCCCGTTCAAGCAGTATTTCGAGCAGGTCATCGCGCGGGTACGCGAGGGATACACGGTCGCCAAGGTGCGCGGCGGCAAGGTCTCAGCCGTCGTCCGCGAGGGCTTCACATACGCCAAGGTCCGCTCCGGCAAGGTCATCGCGCTGGTGCGCGAGGGCTTCACGATCCTACGCATGAGGTAAAGAATTGCCTTTCTCCCCGCGCACTGTGGGCGACCTGTTGCCCCAGGCCCAGTTTCTGTTCCAGAACGACGTAGGCGCGGTGATCGACATCTCCGGCCAGAACCTGTCGTCGGCGTTCCAGGTGATCCTCAAGCCCAAGCCGGGCGTGGATCAGCCGGGCGTGACGCGCATCGTTGGCACAGGCACGTTCACGTACGCCACCAACGGCACGGACGGGCTGCTCAACTACACATGGAACGCCAACGATGTGGTGGGCGGGCTGATCAGCAGCGTCCCTGTCTCGATACCTTCGCAGTACCAGGTGTTCGCGATCGCCACGATCAGCGGCAAGAAGATCACCAGCGACCCCATCCCTCTGACGTTGAACCCGCAGCCGTGACGCGGAAGAAGAAGCCGGTCGGAGTCATCGAGATCAAGCGCGTGGCGGAGCGCGCACTCAAGGCCGCCAAGGAACTGAACGGTCTGGCCGAAGTGTTCGCGGAAGCCGCGGTGAACCTGCAGGATTCGGCCCGCGCGCTGACGCGGATGGCGGATGAAATCGAAGTGGAGGCGAAAGCATGAAGCTGTTCAACCAGTGCGATCCGCAGTGGGCAGGTCACGCGCTCGGGTGGTCTGCGCCCGGCACGATCTGCCAGTACGGCTGTCTGGAGTCGGACTTCGCGGCCATCCTCAACGACACCGGACACCCGACGACACCGCCCGCGCTGGATGCGCTGCTGGACGCGAAGAAGCTGTACGTCAAGGACAGCACCGGGACGTACGACCTCCTCGCGGACAACACGCTGGACAAGCTGTACCCCGGCGAGTACGTCACGACCAGCTACGCGGGCTTCCGCGCCGACATCATCAAGGCCGCGGTGCCCAGCGCCGACACCTACGTGATCCTGTTCATCAGCGGCTACAGCCCGCTCTGGAAGATGAACGTCGTGACGCACTTCGTGCTGGGCTGGACGGCTGACGGCTCCATCATCGGCGACCCCGAGGGAGGCATCCCGCGCGCGCTGGCTGGCTACGGTGGCTCGGCCAATGTGCACAAGACCATGACGGTCAAGCACATCAAGCCCGCCCCGGCCCCGCCACCTCCGCCGCCAGCGCCCGCACCTCCGCCTCCGCCTCCGGTGTACAGCGTGTCCCAGGGCAACGCAGTCCTCGCGACGGGCTTGCTCTACGACGCAGCTGTGGCCCAGGCCAAGGCGTTCGCCGCATCGCACGTCGGGCTGCTGTTTGCGGTGATCGATGCACACGGAGCGACGGTGGACACGGAGTTCGTTGCTCCGCCTCCGGCTCCTGTGCCGCCTGTGCCGTCGCCCGTCCCCACTCCGCTCCCGAACCCGCCCGCGGATCTCTGGAGCGTCATCTCGTTCATCCTCGTGCAGATCGTCCTGTTCATTCGCCGGGCGCAGGGCCAGGCACAACCATAGGAGGGTTCATTGGCAGACAAGGAACTTGAAGCGACCAAGGCCGCGGACAAGAAGATCGAGGCGGAGAACGACGCCGAGGCCGCGCGTCACGCCAAGGCAGTGAAGGCCACCAGCGTGGACAAGGCCGCAGTCAAGGCCGCGGTGACGGCTGTCCTCAACGACGGCATTCACCAGCACAAGTACGTGTACCAGATGGTCGGCCCGGTGATGCAGGCAATCGACGACCCGGCTGCCTTCGTTCCAAGCAGCGACGGGCGCGAAGCTCCTGCAGAGGCCAAGGCGGCAGCCGAAGCCGAGCCGGAAGCCAAGCCCGAGAAGAAGCCGAAGGAGAGCAAGGCCGACCGAGTGGCTCGGCTCAACGCGGCGCGCGCGGCCAAGGCCGCGAAGAAGAAAGGCGCGGCCAAGCCCGCCGAGGAAGCCAAGGCAGAAGTCGCCGAACCGGCTGCTAAGTAACGGCTAAGGAGGGCAGCCGTGTGCGCTACTTGCGGCTGCCGGAAGCCGCGTGATCCACACCTCGATGCGCGTCACATCACGGTCACGCAGCTGTACAACGCGGCGCTTGCGGCGGGGATTCCGCCCGACGTAGTTCTTCAGAACGCCAAGATCGCGCTGGACGCGGACATCCCCTACAGGGCTTTCGCTGCGGAACTCTCGAAGCCGCGGGTTGTGTGTGATATCGATGGAACGCTGGCCGAGCGCGACCTACCGGCGCTCGTCGCCATCAACAGCAAGTTCGACACACACTTCCGCTACCACGACATGACCGAGCGGAACATGGACTGGTGTCCGGACAAGAAGATCCGCAAGTGGTACGAGAAGCACAAGCACGACCCCATCTTCCTGGTCGACCTGCCTCCCTATGAGGACGCGATCTGGGCGCTCTGGTCACTGCGCAGCGGCGGCTACAACGTCACCATCGCGAGCGACCGCGAGCCGGAGTTGCTGCAGATCAGCAAGGAGTGGCTGGCGGAGCAGGGCATCCAGTACGACGACATCCGCATCGGCGAGGGCGAGAAGGAGCGTCTGGCTGAAACGGCATCGCCGGACAACCCGATGGTGTTCTTCGATGACAACCCCAAGCGCACCGAGGACTTGCCCCGGCCCGGCGTGGTGGTCTACTTGCTGGATCGGCCCTGGAACCAGGATGTCCAGACGAACGCGAACGTCATCCGCGTCAAGTCCTGGCCCCAGCTGCTGACGCACTTCCCCGCGGTGAACCAGACGCCCGTGCGCATGAACGGACACAGCACTGCGGCGGCGCTGAAGTACAGCGAGGACCAGCCGCGCAACGCGCAGGGCGAGTTTGGGAGCGGCGGCGGTAAGACTGGCGGCGGCGGCAAGGTGCCCGCGCCCAAGGCCGGTGACCATGTGCGTATCCGGCAGTGGTCGGACGGCAAGTGGCGCATCCAGCATAAGGACGCCAACCAGATGGTGGTGCAGCAGAAGTTCCCGACACGGACTGCTGCCATCCAGCATGCCCACGCGCAAGGCTGGACCGCGCGTACGGGCACGAAGGTCATCCCGCCCGGCGCGGCGATTCCCGCTGAGCCGCCACCCAAGGCCGGGCAGATGCACCAAGTTGGCTCCGCGGTGCCGTCGCATCCGCAAGTCGGCCCCGGTGTCAACCCGACGCCGATGCAGATACAGGCGGCTTGGAACGAGAAGTTCCCCGGCCACACGGGTTCCTTCCACGCGTTCCTGCAGTCCTACCAGACGGGCGAGAAGCTGCCCGGTCTGGACCACGGCATCAAGCCGGATTCGCCCGCGGGCCAGTTCTTCGCCTCTCAAGGACTGGTGTACGGCGGCGGGGCCAAGCCTCTGACCGGCCCGTCCATCTCGCCCGCGGTCGCCTCCGAGCTGATGAGCGACAAGCCCACGGGTTCTCTGACGCCGGTCGTCGGAGCAACGGTTGGCGCAGGCAAGCCGGGCGCGAATCTCGTCGTGCCGAACGATCCACTCAAGCCCGCCCCGGTGCAGTACTCGCCGAAGCCCGCCGAGATCAAGTACGAGACGCAACTGAAGTTCAACGTCACGAGCGGCGCAGGCCAGCGCGTACGCATGACCTCAAGCGCGTCGCAGGCCAAGATGACCAGCACCGCCAAGCAGGCCATTCAGGCATACACAGGCAGCTGGTACAGCCACATCAACGGTTCGCTGCGCAGCGGCGTGTTCAGCAAGACCGACGAGCAGCGCATCGAACACATGGACACCGCGCTGGGCCAGGCGTCCTCCACGGAGAACGTCATCGTCGGACGCACAGTCGACTCCAGCGTCCTCGCGAAGATCGGCCAGTGCGAAGTAGGCGGCAAGTTCGTGGACCACGGCTACGTGAGCACGAGCCTGTACCCGACTGGTGACACGGGTGGCGGCAAGCCGCTGACCATCGAAGTCCCGAAGGGTTCGCCCGGTCTGTTCCTGATGGGCACGGGCCTGACTTCCTACGGCGAGGGCGAAGCGGAGTTCCTGCTCCCGCGCGAGAGCCGGTTCGAAGTTCTGAGCAAGTCGGGCAACAACTACCGGCTGCGCTACCTCGGAACGACTGGCGCGGTCAAGGCTTCACAGCCAGACGTGGCCGGTTCGCTCTCCGAGACGAAGATCCCGATCAGTGGCCCCGCGAACAACCCGGCCTACAACAACCCCGCCGTCAAGGACGTGCAGGGCGTCATCGCTGGAGCGGTCAAGGTTGACGGGCCGCACGGCTCGCAGCCCGGCGACTGGTACAACACCAAGGAAGGGCTGGTCTACACCAAGCCGATGTCCATGGAACGGGCGCAGAACGAAGTCGCCACCAACACTGCGTACCAGATACTGGGCAAGGCGCAGGCGGGCAAGGACGTTCCGTCCACGTACATCGCACAGGACAAGGCCAACGGCCAGGCGTACGTGGTCAGCCAGAACATCGCCGGGCTGAAGAACCTGAGCGCAGGCCAGTGGCAGACGCAAGCCGCCGAAGCCGCTGGCACGCAGCTGAGCGGCGGGGCCGCGCGCGATGCTCAGAAGCTCTGGGCCACGGATGCGCTGCTTTCCAACCGCGATGCGCTGGGTCTGGCGCACGACAACCTTGCCGTCCATCCTTCGGGCGGCACGACGCGCATCGACCAGGGCGCGGGCATGGCGTTCCGCGCGCAGGGTTCCGCCAAGCCTGACTGGAAGGTCGGCGGCGCGTGGTCAGAGCCGTTCACGATGCGCGGTGTCGCAGACCCCAAGAGCGGCGTCAGCGGCAACGAGCAGGCCAAGAACGTGTTCGGGCGGATGACCAACGCGGACGCGGCGAAGGCGCTGGGCGACCTACGCAGCCAGGTGAGTCACGACACGCTGCAGATGCTGCGTCAGGCTTGGAACGACCAGGGTATGCCGAAGGCGACGATCGACAGCAACATGGCTGTCATCGTGGACCGGCTTAATCGGATTCCTTCGGTTCAGGCGGAGTTGATGAAGAATCCGAGCGCGACGGCGGTTGGGTAAGCCCGCGGCGCGCGGCTTCCTTGTCGTCGGAAGTCACCCCGCCACCGACATCCTCAATCTCGATCTGTTCGGGCTTCGCGCCCGTACGCTGCGTCACCGTTAGTTCGTTCTCTGCTACTGAACCCTCACATCAAGGAAGGATACGCCGAGTGAGCCGCATCTTACTCCCCGAGCGCGCCGGTTCCGGCCTACGGATCGAAGGTATTCAACTGCCCTGCCGGTCCTGCAGCAAGCACGTCTCCGCGACCGAGTACAAGGACAACCTGTGCTGGGACTGCTGGGCTACGCGGGAATGCGCGCCGCACCGTGCTGAGCTGGTTCGGTTGTTCAGGAAGCGGATGCACTACCAGAAGCACGCACCGCGAGCGTCGCTGAAAGGCAACGACGAGCAGGCCAACCGGGTTCGTATTCGCATCGTCAAGGTCGTCTCCTCGCTCACGCCGCGGATGGACGTGGTGGAGCGCATCGTCAACGAACAAGGGCGTCTGGCGCGGGAAGCCGCGCTCACCACCAGCAGCCGCATTCATCTGCCCGGATTGGGCGCCAGGAGGTAAGTTCAACGGCCCAGCAGGACATGGTCTACATCACAGTCCCAGTCTTCAAGTACGAGAAGTCTGCGGACGGCAGCTCGCTGTTCGTGTACGGCAAGGCCACCACGGACGACCTGGACCTCGACGACCAGATCGTTGACAAGGACTTCGCGCGGAAGGCTTTGGGCGACTGGTTCACGGACTTCTACAACATCCGCCAGATGCACAGCGGTCAGCTCCCGCCCGCGGGCATCGGCGTCGGACTGGATGAGAAGCCCGATGGCTTCTGGCTCAAGAGCGAGGTTTACGAGCCGGGTGCCATGCTCCAGGTCAAGAAGGGCGGCTTCAAGGCGTACAGCGTTGGCATCGCACAGCCGCGGATCATCCGCGATGCCAAGGCCAAGAACGGGCGCATCGTCGGAGGCCAGGTCGTGGAGGTGTCGCTGGTCGACTACCCCGCCAACCCGAAGTGCAAGTTCGCCATCACGGAGAAGGCCATCGGAGGCGAGATGCAGATCCTGATGAAGATGGTGAAGGGCGGCGACTCTGATGACGACGATGCGCGTGGGATGACCGGCATGGTCGGCAAGGACGCCGTCTGCAGCGCCTGCAAGGGCAGCAAGATGGTCGACGGCGCGAAGTGCAACAAGTGCGGCGGCACGGGTGTGATGAAGTCCTACGAGCCGCTGGACAAGCCCAAGGAGCTGAAGAAGGCCATCAAAGCCTACAGCCCCGACAGGCCGGACTCGCTCTCGTTCTCGAACTTCATCAAGCGTGAAGCCCTGCGGATCGGCCGTCAGGATCTTATCCCAGAAGATTGGAAGGAGGTTTCAATCACCCTACAGAAGCGACAGGACATCGACTACGCGATGCAGCGGCTGCACGACCTGACGTGCCAGGCGTACAGCAACGACGCGGTGAAGGCCGCGTACCCGACTCTGGAGAAGGACGGCATCGCAATGGCGATCGGTCCCAACGCCAAGCTGGCGCTGTGGCAGCTGCTCCAGAACGAGATCGTCGAGGACAACGGCAGCGGCAAGAGCGCACACAACCTCTCGGCGCTGGGCGAGGCCTACCAGCACTTGGTGGGCTTCCTGCAGAGCGAGATGTTCGAGAACGCGCAGGCGATGGCGGAGAGCATGTTCGATGCCCGCGCCGAGCTGAACAAGCTGTTCGTCGACGCCAACAAGGAGATCATCTCCAACCACGGGAACCCGATCCCGACGCAGCTCACGCCGAACCACTCGTTCGCGGACGCGGCGGGAACCATCGGCAGCGACGCCAGCCCCACGACCGGGCCGGTTGGCTCGGGCATCCTGACGGACACGCCGGGTGTGCCGTCAGCGGAGAGCGCCAGCGGCAACGTCTCGCCGGGCAAGTTCCGGCGCGGCTACTTGTCCGCAGGGCGCGCGCGCATGACGGGCGAGGGAGCCAGCGCGGCAGCGGCCAAGCCCGCCAACGCAGGCTCAGGCGGAGCACCGAAGTCTCACGGCAGCGTTGACGGAGCACACCAGCGCCAGTCGCCGGGCGACACCAAGCGCGCTTCGATGGCTCTGGTCGATCAGCTGCACAACGCGCTGATGGTGGCGTTCCCGGATATCAACTGCTGCCTCGAGCCGCCGACACCGGGCGCGGCACCGAAGTCGGGCAAAGCGAAGGTCAAGAAGGTCAAGAAGGTGAAAGGCATGAAGACCGCAATCGCACAGCCCGGCGACATGGACATCCCGACCCCGAAGAAGAAGAAGAGCAAGACCGCCAAGCTCAAGAAGCGCGTCAAGAAGCAGGCGAAGCGCGCGAAGAAGGCGCGGACCCAGCTGAAGAAGCTGCGCAAGGCGACGAAGCAGCCGACCAACGGCGTCGCGAAGCTCAAGGTCATCAAGGGCCAGAAGGAGCCGATCGGCACCGACCAGGAGGAGCACGGACAGGCCGCGGGCGCGGCCGACGCCGACTTGCCGGAGGGTTCCGTCCCGCCCGTCAAGCCTCCCAAGGCGAAGAAGAAGAAGTCCAAGAAGGCCAAGCTGCAGAAGAAGCTCAAGGGGCTGAAGCGCAGCGTCAAGAAGATGGCCAAGCAGACCGACCCCACACGTGGTCCCGTCCGCCGCGAAGCGTTGGGCAAGGGCGTCTCTCCCGAGGTGCAGAAGCGCAAGGAAGAGGCTGCCAACGCAGAGCGGATCGAGAAGCGCGCACGGCTGGAGCACCAGGCGATCTACGCCACGGACGTTTCGGCCCGCGACCGCGCGCAGCAGGAGCTGATGAACATCGAGAAGGTCGAGAAGTCAGCGTCCGCCGACATCACGAAGTAGCAGTCCCCGCAACACAATCCCCATAGGAGGTCATCAATAGCGCGAACGTTTTCAGCGGACACGGGCGAAGCCGCCCGCGGAGCCGCAACGCTCGACCCGATCCATCTCGGTGAGCTGGCCGCAGCCGGTGCCAACGGCTACGACAGCGAGCGCGAGCTGGCAGCCCGCATGCCCGATCTCGTCAAGGGCTGGGGCTACGCGCGCAAGCGCGGACGCGTGGAGCCGTACGAGGACGGCATGGAGATCGACGACCGCAGCGTGTTCGTCGCCAAGTCCGTCATGCGGCAGACGAAGGAGGGCATCGCCAACCCGAAGAAGGTGGCGGCTGGGTTCGCTCAGGACTTCATGCCGCAGCTCAAGGGTTTCCTGGACAGCAACCCCATGCAGATGGGGATCAACAGCCTCGTCCAGCAGCTCTCCACGCAGATCAGCGCCGCGTTGGGCAAGGACGTCACGCTGACGTCCCCGCTCGCCAGCGGTCTGGTCCCCTTCGACCTCGTCGCGCCGACCCGCCTCATCTACCCGGTCTACGCTCCGCTGCGCGGAATGCTCCCGAGGACTCAGGGCCAGGGCACTGCCCGCAAGGTCAAGGTCATCACGGGCATCGCCGGTTCGCAGACGGGCGGCTCGGCCGGGAACCCCATCCCCTGGGACATCGCGGAGTTCCCCGGTGGTGGCTCGTTCACGAACTGGCCCGTCCAGCTGCCCGCGGGTGACACCCCGGCTGGCACGGACGTGTCGATCCCGTACAAGTTCTTCGGTCGGTCGGAGCAGGTCTCCTGGCTGTCGCAGTGGGCAGGCCAGGGCTTTGAGGACGTGGCTGGCCTCGCCAACCTGATCCTCATGCAGAAGGCCATGTTGGCGGAGGAGTACATGCTCCTCGCGGGCACGAACACCGTGCTCACGCCGCCGACGACCCCCACGACCGCCGCCCGCTCGGCGGGCACAGGTGAGACCGGACTGTCCGGCATCACAACCAACGTGTACATCATCGTCACGGCGAAGAACTACTTCGGCGAGACGCTGTATGGCGCAGGCACGGTGGCGACCCAGGCGGCGTCCAACGGCCAGGTGATCGACGTGACGGTCAACCCGGCGCTGGGCGCGCTCTCGTACAACGTGTACACCGCGACGGGCGCGGCGAACCCCGGTCGCGCGGGCTTCTGGCTCAACGTGACGGACCTCGGCGGTCAGAAGGTCACGCTCCAGGGCGCGCTCCCGACCTCGGGCACGAACCCGCCAGCGGCCGACAGCGGAACCGGCGCGACGACCCGGTACGAGGGTCTGTTCTCGATCCTCTCCGGATGGGCCGGAAACGCGGGTGGCCCCAACGTGTACCCGACCTCGGGCTACGCGGGCGGCTACTTCAACCAGAGGGTGGGCACGGTGCTCAACACCGCGGCCATCTTCAACGCTCTGCTCGGGCTGTGGGACAACACGGCTCCGAACAACAGCGGCAACGGCGGCTTCCGCGCCGACCCCGAGCTGCTGATCACCGAGGCGTACGACCAGATCAACCTCACGAACGACATCATGAGCAAGAACGGCCAGACGGGTGCGTACCAGCTGTTCATCGCTCAGGACGAGATCGGAGACATCAAGGCCGGGGCCGCGATCAGCCAGTTCCAGAACCCGTTCACGCGCAAGCTCATCCGGATCATGACCCACCCGTGGTGGAAGCAGGGTTCCGCGATGCTGCTCACGTTCAAGCTCCCCACCAGCTTCAACAACGTCAACAACGCGTGGGAAGTGGTCAACGTGCAGGACTACGTGTCCATCGCGTGGCCGGTCATCGACGTGACCTTCCGCTTCTCGCTGTTCCTCTACGGGACGCTGGTCGGCATCGCGCCGCAGTACAGCGCGCTCGTTCAGGGGCTGCAGAAGTCGGTCGGTTCCGGCACGACCTTCTCGTAACCGTCGACCCAAAGGGGAGGTCGGGCCGTCCGGCCTCCCACTCTTAACCAGGAGGTGCCTCAATAGCACTACCAGGCGGCTACCACGACACGGACTGGATGGCGCGCTACGGCGGCGTCCCGACTGAGTACCAGGAGGACGGCTACCTGGCCCAGATCAGCGCGTCGACCAACCAGAAGAACGCTGTCGCTGCGCAGCGCGGCGCGAACCACGGCCACAAGATTCCCATCGACAAGATCAAGGAGATCCTCAGCAACACCGCATGAGCGAAACATTCCAGCTACCCCGCGGCGCAACCGGCATCGATCACCACAGCGGCGCGTCCTTCCGCGCGGACAGGCGCGGGCGCGTGACGCTGCCGGACAACGTGGCGCGGGACTTCAAGAAGAATGGCGCTCTGCGTCACTACGACGTGGTGGCGGCGGTGTCGGGAACGGTCCTCGGGCTGGGAAGCAAGGATGACCGTGTCTGTCCCACGTGCATGCGTACGTTGTGGGACTGGGAGACCGAATGCCCGCGGTGCCACATCGCGGTGACGAAGGAGACAAGCGTTTGAAGCTCTACGGACGAACCGACATCGACGACATCACCGTTCCGCAGCCGGACGGCACCAGCCACCGGCACGTGCGCACCAAGAAGATGAACAAAGAGGACGGGACGCCCGGCCACTTCATCCTGGAGTGCGAGTCGTGCTGCGCCAAGCTGATCGAGATGGACCCCGGCATCATGACCAAGTCCCTGGACGGCACCAGCTTCACCACGCACTGGGCACCGAACGCCAGCCTCGTGCCTCTCAGCGACGCCGAGCGGCGCGCCAAGGAGGACGCGGAGGAGCAGTTCTTGCGCGGCAACGTGCAGGACTTCCAGGAGTTCCAGGAGTTCCAGCGCGGGAAGCGTCGCCGGGCCATCAACGTAGGCACCCGGTAAGGAGGCTCCTTGCCGCAGATAGCAAACCGGACTCCGTACATCACGCCGGTTGAGCTGATCAACGCGCCGCTGGGCATCGACTGGAACAGCATGCCATCGCGTGGCAGCACTTCGCCCAACGCCGAACAGGTGCAGTTGTGCTGGCGCGTGACCGAGCGCATGGATGAGCTGGCCGAGCAGGTGTTGCGTACCACCGTGTTCCTACAGCAGGAACGCGGGCCGGACTACGCGCTGGTGATGGACAGGAGCACGTTTGAAGGCCGACTCCGCTGCCAGCAGTGGCCGGTGTTGCAGGTGATCTCAGGCCAGTGGTCGCCGTCGTCCACCTACCCGCCAGCTTGGACGTCCATCCCGGTGTCGAGCTTCCAGATAGACGAGATCATCGGAGGCCCGCTGTACAGCGCGTTCCCCGGCGCGGCCCGCGGCGCGCAGTACATCAACATCGCGCCGGGCATCATCGACTGGTCGTCCGGGCGCAACGGCATCCGTCTGCAGGTGCAGTACATTGCCGGTCACATGATCAACTGCGGGCTGCTCAGTGCCGCAGCGATCAACGACAGCACCATCCATGTGGACGACATCTGCGGTTGGAACGTGGTCAGCCCGGCAGCCGGGCGCATCTACGACGGAGCGAGCACGGAGGGCATCCTGGTCACCAGCGCCGTCCCCGATACAAGCGGCGCAGTGAACGGCCCCGGAGTCCTCCACCTTCAGTCCAACCTCCAGGAAGCCCACGCACTGGGCACTCGCGTGGCCCAGCAGGACGCGAACTTGCAGCAGGCCGGGTTCTACCTCGCCGCCGCCTACGCGCGCATCCGCGGGGCCACGACCATCGCGCCCCAGGCGCGCGGGGCACCCATCACCGCCAGCAAGTCGGTGCAGGAACTGGAGCGGATGGCCGAGGACATCGTGAAGAAGTACGGTCTGGTGGTCGTGTGAGGAGGGTTCAGTAGGAAGGCCACGCAAGGCTTGCCCGCTCTGCACCCGCATGAAAGCCGTAACCGTACAGGACTGCGAAGCTGGCTGTGGCCACCGCTACTGCGGCGAGCACATCTCCTGGTCAGACGACCTACACAAGTGGGTCTGCGACAAGTGCCTGCGCAAGAAGTACGGACTGCGCCGCGGTCAGGCATTCCCGAGGGCTGTAGAGGCAACAGCTTGAGCGCCAACGCAGTGATGGCCGTGCTCAAGACCAAGCTCGACGGCTGGATCACGCCGCCGATGGAGGCGCTCAACATCGCGCCGTTCGCTTGCTTTATCGCGCCACCCAACGCTGTGTTGGAAGCGATGGAAGGCCCGCAGGCGTTCATCTGGGATGCCAAGGCCGCGATCCACCGCACCACAGCGCCGCGCTCAGCCGGACACACGGGCGGCTTCAAGCGCGCTCCTTGGAAGGTCAACGTGTTCCTGTTCTTCATCGACACGCCGCAGCCGAGCGACACCACTTGGAACATGATCAAGGACTCGCTCCGCTGGGGCATCGAGGACATCGGCTATCCGATGACCATCACCGACTTGGACAGCCAGCCGCAGGTCACGCAGCTGATCATGATTGGCGAGAACATCGAGATGGACTCCGCCGACCCAGAGCCGATCGCAGATCAGGGCCAACTGTTGTACACCGCCCACCTCATCGTGGACATGACCGAGGACTACCAGGCATGAGCTTCATGGCGATCCAGCGGGCTACTGTTGAGTGGGCCGTTGCGAACAAGGACAAGGTGCTCAAGGCTGTTCAGGACGAGGCTCCGGTAGGCAAGACACGCCAGCTGGAGATGTTCGGCAGCCCGGACGGGAGCAAGACTCTCAAGAGCAGCCTGAAGGCCAAGGCCACGGGGCGCTTGGGTTCCACCACCATCACGATCACGGCGGGTGTGTCGTACGCGCTCATCATCCGAGACGGCCACGGCATCATCGTCCCCAAGAAAGCCAAGGTGTTGCACTGGGTCGACGAGAACGGCCAGGACGTGTTCGCGATGCAAGTCGGCCCGACGCAGCCGAACCCTTACCCACAGCGCGGCTGGGACAAGGTGCGCGAGGAAGTCCGCGAAGACCTGACGCAGCGGATGACGAAGGCTGCGTTGTCAGAGCTGTTGTCCACTGCCAAATTAGGAGGTTTGCTTACACGTCTATGAGGGTCAAGTTCATCTGGCCGTACGACGTCACGTTCGTCACCGGCCCCGTCAGCGGTCCAGTTCAACCGGGCGACGAGCGCGACGTGACCGACGAGGAAGGCGCTGCGATGCTCGAGAGCGGCTTCTGGGTCACTGCGGATCAGCCAGTCGAAGTAACGGAGCCGGTGGCGGTCGCCGTCGCCGAGGACGTGGAGCAGCCCGTCAAGGGCAAGAAGAAGGAGGCAATCGCCAAGCCTGAAGTGACGAAGGAGGTTCAATCCCAGGACCAGCAGTAACCACAGTCGAGCAGTACGGCTCACTCAGCGCGGTAGGCATTGCGAAGGAAGCCTCCTTCGCGACCCCGCTCACGCCTACCAACTTTGAGCCGATGAAGAACTGCACCATCAACCCGGAGAACGGGCTGTTCTTCCCGCCCGTCATGATGGGGCAGCGCGACCTGAACATCTTCCCGGTGTACGGGGAGTACAAGTTCGCGGGCAACGTGGAAGGCCCGCTCTTCCCGACCAACGGCATCCCGATGCTGGTTGCGGCCATCGGCGCGGATGGCGGGCGCGCCAACGTCACCAGCTCCGGCACCGGAGTCGGCGTTACAGGCACGGCGGGCGGCGGCAAGTCCGGCACACTCGGTGCGCTCACGGCGGGCGCGACCGGGGCCACATACACGCTGTCGGGTGGCTCGGCTCCCGCCATCGGCGACTTCTTCCAGATCGACAGCAACGCTTCCGGCAAGGTGTCGGAAGTGCGCAAGCTCACCAACGTCACGGGCGCTGGCCCCTACACGTTGACCTTCGATGTGGCGATCAACTACAACCACGTGGCGGCGACGCCCGCGGTTTCGGTTGTAGCGCCGTACACGCACACCGTTGTGCAGCAGAACCTTCTCGACTCGCTGACCATCGAGAAGCAGGTCGGCGGGTTCCAGAGCGAGCAGTACGCGGGCTGCCGCGTCGCCAAGTACACCCTGAAGATCGCCGCGGGCAACACCGAAGCGGACTTCACGGCCGATGTGGTGGCGCAGAGCCAGGCCGTTCTGGGTTCGCCCACGGCGGTCGCGGTCACCAACGAAGCGCCGTTCGTGTTCGCAGAGGCTACGGTCAACCTGTACGGCCAGGCCATCCTGCAGATGTCGTCCATCAACCTGGACATCGAGAACGGGTTGAAGGAAACGTACACGCTGTCCGGCCAGCACAACCCGCAGTACATCACGCCTGTGACGCGCAAGATCACGGGCCAGTCCATCCTCGTGTTCTCGTCTCTCAACGACGCCACCTACGGCTACTTCACCCGGCTGTTCAACCAGTCGGCCGGAACCGAAGTGCCGGGCGCGCTCTCCCTGGCGTTCGCGCACCCCGCGGGCGCAGGCGCGGGCGGCGTCACAATCGCGCTCAACAAGTGCGCGCTGAGCAAGTACGCCGACGACATCAAGATGGAGGATGTCGTGCTCGCAACGCTCGACTTCGAGGCGTACCTCAACCTCGCGGCCTCGCCTGTGCAGACGATCCAGGCGACGGTCATCGACGGGAACTGGCTCCCCTGGTAGCCAGGTAAACACTCTCTCGGTAGGAGGATCAATGTAGCGATGGGATATGCCAATCCACTGCGGGGCGCTGTCAAGGTCGATCTGGGACCCAAGGACGACGGGTCCGAGAACTACTGGGTGCTGCTCCGGCACCTGACGCTCGATGAGAGCGAGAAGACGCAGGAGATCAAGGACGACACGGAGAAGGCGATCCAGGGGTTGGCGCTGGCCTCCTTGGACTGGAACCTCGACGACGAGAACGGCGTGAAGTTCGAGCGCGAGGCGCTGCCCAACGTCATCCGGCACATGCCGCAGGGCGACTTCCTCAAGCTCAGCGTCGCCTTCGCAGGCAACGAGGGCATGGGTGACGATGAGATCACAGCCGTGACAGAGAGGGCGAAGCGCGAAGCGCGCGCCACGTTTCCTGGCGCAGCTGGCGGCAGCGATATCGCAGGGAACGGGAGGACCGCCGATACTCCAGGACTACCGGCTACGGCGAGCGCTGTGGGAGCGTCTGGGCCTCAGACCTGAGCAGCTGCGGCACTGGCCCGCCAAGAAGTTCAAGGAGTACATGCTGATCATCTCGCTTGAGATACGTCACGAGAACGCTGAGCTGAAGCGGGCGCAGAGAAGGAACCGTGCCTGAAGAACCCATTGTTCTAGCCGTAGAGGCTCGCGACCAGGCGACTGCGATCTTCGCCAAGATCGACGCCGCGGTCAAGGGCCTGGGCACATCCTTCGGCAAGACAAAGGCCGCCAGCAAGGATGCGGAGCAGGCCACCACCGGGTGGGCTAAGGCCACTCCGATCATGATGGGCATTGGCATCGCGGGCGCGGCTGCTGCCGCGGGCGTGTTGCTGATCGCCAAGGCCAGCGTAGACGCGGCGGCGGACTACCAGTCCACGACTGCCGACTTGGCGGCCAGTGCGGCCATCGGGGTAGACGCAGCGAACAAGATCGGGGACGCCTTCCTCGGAACCGCGGGCACTGTGGTGTACAGCGCTCAGGAGCAGATGAAGGCTCTGGCCCCGTTGACGGGCGAGATACAGCTCACCAGCGGTCACGCCATCAACGCCAGCGACGCCACCAAGATCATGGCAGCTTCCATGGACTTGGCGGAAGCCAGCGCCACGGACCTCTCATCCGCAACCAAGGACGTGGTCAGCGTGATGAAGGTGTACCACCTGTCCACGAACCAGGCAGCGCAAGCCTCTGACATCCTCTACACGACGGCCCGACTTACCGGCCAGTCTGTAGACGCCGTTGCCACTTCCGTCGACCGACTGGAAGGGCGGCTGGGGCCACTCGGCCCCAGTCTTTCTGATGTCTCGACTCTGATGGTGCAGCTGAACAAGCACGGAGTCGAAGGCCGCATGGCGATGATGGCGGCGACAGGCGGCATGAACACCCTGCTGTCCGGCAGCAAGAACGTGTCGGCCGAGCTGAAGAAGTTGAACATGACCGTGTTCGATAGCCACGGCAAGTTCGTGGGGATGCGCGACATCATCGCGCAGCTGCAGCCCAAGCTGGCGCACATGACGCAGGAACAGCGGCTTGCGGCGGAGCGCATGTTGTTCGGGGCTACGGCGGGCCGAGAGCTGGACGCCGTGCTGTTGGAAGGCACCGCGGGCTACGACAAGATCAGCGGGGTCATCAACAAGCAGAACGCTGCGCAGGCAGCCGCGGCCATCCGCGCGCAGACGTACGCGAACGAGCAGAAGGAACTGAACGCCACCATCGACGACGCCAAAGTGATGATCGGCGAGCAGCTGCTGCCCGTCATCCAGTCGCTGATCAAGGCCGTACTCCCGGTCGTGACGCAGATCGTGACGTGGATCAACCACAACCGGCAACTGGCGGCGGGCATCCTCATCGCGGTGGGCGTCATCGGTGCGCTGATTGCCATTTCGATGGCGGTGATGCTGGTCATGACGGCAGTGTCGCTGCCCATCCTGGGCATCGTGCTGGTGATCGGACTGGTGGTCGCGGCCATCGTCCTCGCCATCACGCACTTCAGTCAGATACGCAGCTTCCTCGCGGGCCTGTGGGACAAGATTCTGGCGGAACTTACGTCGGCCTGGAACGCGGTCGTCCTTGCGATCACAGGGTTCGTCGGCAGCATCTGGGACACGATCTCCGGCTGGGGCAACCGGGTTCTCGCCAAGATCGAGGACATCTGGAACCAGTTCTCCTCGCGTCCCATCTACTGGCTGACGTATCTGCTGTTGGAAGCGGCCATCTGGTTCAGCAAGATCGAGCTGAAGGTGGTCGAGTGGGGCATCGACATGGTGGGCGCGGCTCTCGTGTTGGCGATCAACTTCCAGAAGAGCATCACCGAGAAGATCAAAGAGCTGCCGGGGCAGATCGCGACGTTCATGCTGAACATGATCGACCGCGTCGTCACCTCTCAGATCGAGATGTTCAAGGCCGGGGCCGGTTTGGCGCAGCACCTGTGGGACAGCATCACGCACTTCGACTGGATCGGCCTGGGCCAGAACGTCATCATTGGCATCCTGAACGGCATCAAGAACTACATCTCGAACAACATCAACCAGTTCAAGAGCGCAGCCAACCAGATCGGCCAGGCCTTCAAGGACGCCCTGGGCATCCATTCCCCGTCCGAAGTGATGCGTGTTCAGGTCGGTCGGCAGGTGATGCAGGGCGCGGTCCTGGGGACTCTTGACGAGGTTCCAGCGGCCAAGCGGTCGATCGGCGCGGCCATCGGGGGAGCCATCTCTCTACCGGCCAGCCTTGCGCCTTCAGGGACGGGCGCTGCCGCGGGCGCGAGCAGCGTGTACATCGACATGCGGGGCGCGCAGCTGATGTCGGACAGTGCGATGGACGACTTCATCGACAAGCTCAACAAGCGGTTCGTGCGCAACGTGCTGCCGGGCGCGGGCATCAACTTCCGTAGGTGAGCCTCCAGCTGCTGGTAAACGGCAACGACTTCTCCAAATACACGGAGCAGTCCAACTGGCAGGTGATGCAGCAGTGGTCGCGGCAGGGCGCGACGGCCGACTTCTACCTGGTAGACGAGCATCCTGACACGCCGAACCAGCTGTCCTTCGTGTGTCCGCCGCAGTGCACGGTGGTCGTCACCGACCCGGCGCTGGGCACGACGATCTTCGCGGGCGTGTGCCAGCAGCCGGACATGAAGTGGGAAGGCCCGAACCTCGCCACCTGGCATCTGGCCTGTCGCGACTGGACGATCCTGGCCGACATGACCATCGTGGCCGGGGACTTCATCAGCAAGACCGCCGACTTCATCATCAAGGCGCTGGTGGCGCAACAGCCCTGCGGTCTCACGACGGTCAACGTCATGCCCGGCCCGGTGATCAACCGCGCCAAGATCAAGCACCAGTCCCTCACCTCGGCGCTCAAGAACGTGGAGCAGCTGGCTTCCAAGCCGGGCGCGCAGTTCGGCTACTACATCGACGAGAACCGCGACATCCACTTCTACAACCAGGACTTGGCCCCGGACTCCGGCATCACTTTCACCGACGACACAGTGCCGGACACGACCACGCTGGGGCACTTCGACCGGGCTTGGAACTACTTCTGGGACGCGACCTCGGTGCGCAACGACATCCTGTTGCGCGGCGCTTCCCTGACGGAGATCCAGCAGGACAAGTTCACAGGCGACGGCCAGACGCAGTTCTTCGCCATGACCTACGTCCCGGACACCACAACCTTCACCTCCTGGTCGGTACTGCTCAACGGGGTGGCCAAGACGCTGGCCATCGACAACGGCCAGGCCCCCACCACCGACTTCATCGTGACCAAGGCATCGTTGATGTACGGCATCGGCCACTGGTGGCTGCAGGCCGTGTACGGCACACCCTCCAACACCGATACAATCGCGTTCAACTACGAGTTCCTGCAGCCGGTCGTTACGCGGGTACAGGATCTGGGTTCCATCTCTTCGATGGCGCAGCTGCCCAACGGCGGGCACTTCCAGATGTACATTGCAGACCCCACGCTGGTGAATACGCTGGCCGCCAAGGACCGCGGCTTCCGTGAGCTGGCGGAGTACAGCGTGGCGCAAGAGCGCATCGAGATGGAAGTCACCGAGCAGTGGCCGGGCCACATCCGCGCGGGCACTCTCTTCACGCTCATCAACAAGGCCGTGCCCGACTTCGCCAACAGCTACTACCAGAGCGTCATCCTTGGCGACTTGCCAGCCGGGTACTGGCGTCTGGATGACACGGGCGGCTTCGCGGCGGACACCAGCGGCAACGGACATACGGGGACTCTGCACGGCGGCATAACCAAGGGGCTGTCCGGTGTTGCGCTCGACGGCGGCAGCTCGATGCTGTTCGACGGCACCACAGGCAACATCGACATCCCCTACGCGGCCTCGCTCGTACCCGCGGGAGCCTACTCGCTGGAGTTGTGGCTGCTGATGACGGGTACGTTTGCCTCGCCGCCCCGCGGCATGCTCTGCGACGAGAACAGCGCGTTCACCAAGGGCTGCAAGCTGGACGTCAACACCGACGGCACCATCTCTCTGCAGAACAACCCGGCTGCGGTGATCAACTCGCCAAGCACTCCGGCGTTCGGCGTGTGGCACCACATCGTGGGCACGTACGATGGGGCCAACTCGCGGCTGTACATCGATGGCGTCCTCGTGGCCGGGCCGACCGCCAAAGCCTACACCCCCAATGACGGCGGCGATCCGCACATCGGGAGTGTCGTGAGCGGTGCCAGCAACTTCTTCCCCGGACGCCTGGCGGAGTGCGCCATCTACACCTACCAGCTGAGCGATGTTCAGGTGGCGAACCACTACGCCGCGGCGCACAGCATAGGCGCGGGCGTACACGGCTCCTACTTGCTCAGCGCCAACACCATCAGCGGCAAGCCCGGCGTGACGCGCCGGTACAAGATCACGGGAATCCGCATCTCATGACGCGCATCTACACGCTGCAGGATGTGTTCCAGCAGCTGAACCAGGACTCCGGCGTGTTCATCGACACAAGCCCGGACGAGCCCGTCAACCAGTTCCTGGGCGGTGATGAACTACTGAAGTTCCAGGAGTCCGCGTCCTTCGTTGACTGGACGAGCTACCCCTGGGAGGTGGCAGACCAGGACGGGCCTACGGGCTTCTGGCTGATGGGCGACCCAACAGGTTCCGCGTCTGCCTTCGATTCCAACCCCTACGGCCCCAAGCGGCCCGCGGCAGCGACAGCTTCGCCGTCCTTCGGCCAGAACATGCCGTCCATGCCGGGGCTTAGCGCGTGTCTGTTCAACGGCTCGACGCAGTACTGCGACGCGGGTACGGGTTCCTTCGATCCATCCGCCAACAAGGCGTTCACGATCGAGGCTTGGATCAAGCCTGCCACGGTAGACACGACCTTCCGCCGCATCGGAGGCATGGAAGCGACCGTCAACCACGGCGCGCAGTTGTACTGGCAGTCCTCGGTGGGCTGGGGCTTCCTGCGTGGCGACGCCAGCGCTGGCAACGACACGGTTACAGGCGGCAGCCCGAACACATCGAACTGGTCCCACGTCGTCGGCACATACGACGGCACGACAATGACGCTGTACGTCAACGGCGTCTCGGTGGGCACTCCGGCCACCAGCTCGCGCGCGGCGGACGTGTCTGGAGCCACGTTGCGTATCGGCGGGACGCAGGCCTCACTGAACGGGAACGCGACCATCGCGGCTTTCGCGGTCTATCCGGTCGCCTTGACGGCGACGCAGGTTGCGAACCACTACGCATGGGGCACGGCAGCGCCCGCGCGCGCGGCTGCGGGCAGCTACGCGACGAGCGGTGTAGAGGTCACCACTCTGGCGCTCAACCCATCCGCTGGCGGCTACTGGCGCTGCAACGACCCGATCGGTTCGATCGTAGCGAACGACATCGGTGGTGGCAACAAGGACGGCGCTGGCGGCGGCAGCGGATACCAGTTCGGCGAGGCCGGTGCAAGCAGCTTGATCCCCTGGCCTCCGGCCCCGCGCGGGCCGCTGGTGGCAGACACGAACCGGGCCATCAGCTTCGACGCGCGCTTCCCCGGACGCATCGTGATTCCTTCCATCGGCGCAAACCTGAACACGGGAGCCATGACGTTCATGGCCTGGGTCTATCTCCTGCCCGATCCGCGCCCGCTCATCCTGACAGGTTCGTACGAGCAGATCGCCACGCGGCTCGCGCCGGGCTTCGCTCCGACGACTCGGCTGTACAACATCCTCGGGACGTTCCCGAACGTCGGACTGACAGCCGGGGACAACGGCACGAACTTCTTCGCAACCGGCTGGCTCAACGGCAACGGCGACAACAACGGTGGCGCGCAAGCCTTCGCGTACGGCACCTGGACGCACGTCGCTGTCGTCTACACAGGCGTGGCTTCGCCGAACCGCACGGTCTACATCAACGGTGTGGCCGGAACCACCATCACATCAAGTTCCACAGCCGACTTCACCGGAGCCATGCGTCTCGGAGAGGACGAACGCTGGACGGGCTACGACACCACGGTGGAGGGAGCCATCACCGAAGCCGTCATCTTCGGGTACGCGCTTTCCACCGGCCAGGTCCAGTCCATCTACAACGCGGGCGTCACCGCGCAGACGAGCGCGCGCTACGGACTCGACCGCTACCCCAACCCACCGCAGCGCGGCAGTAACCGCTGGGGATCGGCAATCTGGAATGATGGAGGCTTCTTGTGGGGCTGATTGTCGCCGACACTCCGGTGGGCATCAAGGGCCGGTTCCGCTTCGCTGTCTTTGAAGACGACAAGCTGGTGGACGAGCGCATCCAAGAGAACCTCTTGGTCACGGGCGGGCTGGCGATCCTTGCCTCCGCACTGAACTGGGCTTTCATCCAGAACCAGAACGCGGGCTGGGGGTCGCCGTACTCCGCGGTCAACCTCGGCGACACATGGGGCGGCGTCGGCACCAGCACAACGCCAGCGGCAGCGGCGCAGACAGCACTGCTTGCCGAGATAGGCCGAGCCATCATCACGAACGGGTCGGTGTTCGCGAACAACCTGTCCTACGACTTCTTCTTCGGGCTGACGCAGGCCAACGGGTCAATCAGCGAAGTCGGCATGTTCGCGCAGGCCAACCTGATCACCACGACGCTGACATCCGGCCTCACGAGCGGCAGCCCGTACTCCGCTCTGGCTGTCGTCGCAACCACGGCGGACATCCCCAGCGGCAGCATCGTCATCGTGGGCTACGGCTCCGGTACGACGCAGTCCTGGATCACGATTGGGGACAGCCCGCCGAGCGACACTTCCCTCTCGGTCACCACACAGAACGCGAACGCGACGTACCCCGCGGGCACGGTTGTGGCCTACTTGCCCGGCACGATGATCGACCGCACGGTGTTCGTGACGCCCATCGTGAAGACCAACACGCAGACGGCCATCTTGGAAGTCCAGCTGACACTCGTCAGCGGATAGCGCGCCGGGTGTGCGGAGCCGCAAGACCCGCACGTGAAGCTTCCTGCTCCGGGCAGGTCACCACAAGGGGCGATGCGATGGTCGCACCGCCGGAGCATAGATAGCGGCTGGTGTAACGACCCAGCCACCCGGCGCACCACCCCGCATTCACAAGGAGGAACCTTCAATGCCGCTTCCCACAGCCGGAGCCGAGGAACAGAAACCGCCTCTCAAGCCGATGGTGCCGCAATTCCGTCCTGGTGAGATCACGAAAGCCTGGGAACTCATCGGACAGAAGGAGCAGTACATCGTCCAGCTGCAGATCGAGATGATGGAACGGGCGAACATCGCGAACGATCTGGACGACGACAACATCCGCATGAAGGCGCTGTTGCCGGTGTATGAGACAGAGCTGGCCACGCTGCGCGAGCGCTGCGCCACTCTGGAGTTGGAGTTGCGACACGCAACCGGGCTGGCCGGGGCGAAGAAACCAAGGAAGCGGAAAGGAGGTTAGTTGGCTCTCTACGGCATCGTACAGGGCGGACTCGTCAACGCGCTGGACTCGCAGCAGATCATCAACCTGCTGACGGGCGTGATGGTCGACCAGCAGGTCACGCTGGCGCATTCCAGCGCTCCGCCGCTGCGCTTGAACAAGACAGGGGCCGCGGCCATCCAAGGCATGATGGCGCTGCAGCGCGGCGGTACCACCAAGGCCCACATCGGCCTGGACGCCTCCGACCTGTTCGCGGTGATCAACGCTGCCGGTACGACGGTCAACTTCGGCGTCGACGACAGTGGGAACGGTGTGTTCCTTGCCGACCTGAACGTCCAGGGCAACGACATCTTCTTCGGAGCCACCAACAAGCTGGACCTGCAGGCTTCCGCGCTCGCGGGTGCGCAGACACTGACCATCCCGGTCATCCGCCAGGCCGAAACGATGGCGATCAAGCCGCAGCAGAACCAGACCGCTCCGGCCAACCCGACAGGCACGTCCTCCACCACGGCGGT